TCATCACTATCAGAATTTTCAACCTTCTTCTTTTTTTTATTAAGTTCTTCTTGCTTCTTAGAGCGAATAACTTGCTCTTTCTTCGATGATTTAGTTTGACTATCGCGTGCCATCTCTTATATTATATATCTTATTTATATAATTTTAAATAGAAATCAATTTTATTTTATAATTTATATTTTATACTAAAATAAAATGGTCTAGGTAAATATTGTGTTATACTACCGGTTCATATTTCATTGTTTCACCGCTATCGAAAATATATAAATCCCCTAACTTTGTTAAGCTAGCATAACTCTCATTGTTTTTGGCCACATTTTCTTCGGAATGAATTATTGATAAAGATGTTAGAGCATCAGATACATTTTTAATTTTGGTAGGAAGTCCTGACTCACTCGCAGGGGTGCCAAAATCGTCTTCATAATGAACCTTTTGTAAAATGGTTTGCAAGTCTTTTGGTGCGCGTTTCAAATAATTATAAGACATATTTGAAATTATATCTAATGCTCTAAGGTCGTGACTTTGGTTTGGGCGTTGACTAGATATATAAAAACTTTGTTTTTGTTGACTTGGTATATATTCTAAAAATGTGAAACCAAAATCTTCACCGCAATTCGGGTTACAACTTGACGTAGAACAAACCTCATTATATATTTTTTCAGAACTTCCAGAAAAAGTATTATTTTTATTATCGATAAAAAAACATCGCCCATAATCTATTATTTTGGCAATATATTTTGATTTAAAAGATATCACTGTTCCTTTTATATTATAATGATATTCAATATAGGAACCTTTAACTGGTTCGTATAATAAAATATTGTTCGCATGTAAATCATAATGAGTAAATGTGCTTGATAACAACGCCAAAGGTGCATAAACTTGAAACAACACATACATCAAGTCATTTCTTAAAAAATCATCGTTTGTAAGTTGTGAGTTCACGTCTGTTACGTCGCGCAAATGTTGAATAAGAAGAGATGTTGCAAATAATGGGTATTTACAAGCCTCGTCGATTCGCTCAACCGTATTAATGTTTTTTACTTCTTGCATTCCTGCCGTTAATGTAGATATAGGGGTAAATTCATTTGTCTTCATAGATACATATGCCTCTTCCGTATTATACTGATATGCGCCATATGTCTCTAAAAAACACGGATATTGTAAACCTACACGATTTAAATAATTACCAACATAAGCTTCATAAAGTAAATTATCAGAAACTGGCCGTGTAGTTGATTTTAAAATTGCGTATGCTCTATATCCTTCATTATAATATGATAGCTCTTTAACAAATCCGTTTGCCGAAGGGACGCCTATCGTTTTAGCATCTCCTACTAAGTATTTGAAGTTAGTAAAGTTATCAAAGTGTTTTTTTATTCTATTTGTCTCTATACCAAAGGCAATACAAACGCCAGAATCGGAACACACTGATTTTAAAAAGTAAGCACGTCTTTTATCAGGATTTACATTTTTAAAAAATCTACCGATTGTGTTCATTGCCGTTTTTTTCGCAGTTCTACGACTGGTAATATTTTTTGTAATAAGATTACTAATTTTTCTAGACGCTTGTGATTTTTTTACTCGTTCTGTAAAGTCGTCAATTTCTTCTTTAGTTGGGTTTGTGACTTCTTCTGGAGTATTCGAACTTTCTATTTCTGGTATATTATCGGAATCGTCTATAAAACTGTCGTCAAAATCATTTTCTGGTGGATTTGTAGGATTACCTCCGGCGTGCCTTTTATTAAAGCGCATATTTAGGCTTTTATGGTTTGAATTGCGCTTATTGTGTTTCCTATGGGTTTTTCTAAACGTATTGCATTTTCTTAATTTTTCGCGAAGACTTTTTTTGCATTTTGAAACGCATTTTTTTATCATATATATTATATAAAATAATATTTATTAGCTATTATTATTATAAATTTATTTTAAAATAAAATTGATTAAGTTAAACAATATAAAACTATTGTATTATAATATAAGAGATGTCTAAGTTCCAAGCTTCCAATATGTCTATTAATTGTTCAAAAGTGATTGGAATTCAATTTAGTATTTTGTCTCCAGATGAAATAAGAAAAGGTTCTGTTGTTGAAATTATAAGTAGAGATACTTATATTAATAATAAACCAGTAATTGGCGGCTTATTCGACCCGCGAATGGGCGTTTTAGAGCCTGGTCTAATTTGTCCAACAGACGGATTAGATTATATGCAAACACCAGGGTATTTTGGACATATAGAGTTAGCACGTCCGGTATTTTATATTCAATATTTAACTACAATTCTAAAATGCTTGAGATGTGTATGCTTTAAATGTAGTAAACTTTTGATTAGTAAAGATAAATATAAGCAAGCACTTAAGCTACAAGGTGACGCTAGATGGAAATATGTATTTGGATTATGCAGTAAAGTGAAGCGCTGTGGCGATGATAGCGAAGATGGTTGTGGTTGTTTGCAACCAAATAAAATAAAAAAATCAGAAATTGCTACTATCATTGCTGAATGGAAGAATGATGCAGAATATAAAGAACCAATTGTTATAAAAGTTACACCAGAAATGGTATTAAAAATATTCAAGAGAATATCAGATGATGATGTAACCTTTATGGGGTTTAGTCCAGTCTATTCAAGACCTGACTGGATGATTTGTCAGGTTTTGGCTGTTCCGCCACCAGCTGTTAGGCCATCTGTAAAGCACGATGCACAGCAAAGGTCTGAAGATGATTTAAGTCATATGCTTGTAAATATTTTCAAGACGAATAAAACTCTTCAGGAGAAAATTCAAAACAATGCACCGTCAAATGTGATTGATGAAATGACAAATGTTTTACAATATTATATTGCTTGTCAAATTGATAATAAATTACCTGGTGGAAATCCTGTTGCACAGCGTTCTGGAAGACCATTAAAGTCTATTAAGGACCGCTTAAATGGAAAAGGTGGGCGTATGAGAGGCAACCTGATGGCTAAGCGTGTCGATTATAGTGCTCGTTCAGTTATTACAGCTGACCCGAATATTTCAATTCGTGAATTAGGTGTGCCTATGAAAGTGGCTAAAAATATTACCAAGCCTGTTGTTGTAAATAAAATAAATAAATTATTCTTGACCAAGTTGGTTCAAAATGGTCCTGATGTTTGGCCTGGTGCTAAAATGTTGGAAAAACAAAATGGCGAGACCATTACATTGCGTTATTTTACAGACAGAAATTCAATTGTTTTGGAAGAAGGTGATACGGTTCATAGACATATGATGGATGGAGATGCTATCCTATTTAATCGTCAACCTACTTTGCACAGAATGAGTATGATGTGTCATATCGCACGAATTATGAAGCGAGGTGATACTTTTAGAATGAATGTAGCCGATAGACTTAGTGTCGGCAACAGGAGGCGTTAAAAGCGTGCTACCTCCTAGTGAAATAAATCAAATTATATTTGAGGCAAAATAATATAAAAATAAAATCTTAGTATAAAATAAAATGGATGTAACAGATACAAAACCTTTAGAAAAATGTTGTTCAAAATGTGGTGAAACAAAAATAGAAAATATGTTTATTCCTAAACGCAATATATGTAAGGAATGTAGGAATAAAACAAGTAGAGAAAAATACAAGACATTGGAAATAAATAAAAATGAAGAACAAGTATGTAATACATGTAAAAGTGAAAAACCAATTTCCTCTTTTATTAAAAATAGACAGATATGTAAAGCTTGTAATAATAACAAAAGAAGAATAATTTACATAAATGATGAAGAGCACCGAAAAAAGCTAATACAATTAGCAAGTAATTTTAAAAGTAAAAAAGCTCTTGAAAAAAATAAACAAAAGGAAGAGGAAATTGGAATAGATAATAAAAAATGTAGTTGTTGTAATTTTATCAAATATAAATCATATTTTCGTCATAATCGTTTAAAATGTAAAGATTGTGAAAGAGATGAACCACTTGAAAAAATGAAAAGAGTTATTCGTTCAAGAATTATATCAGCTTTAAAAAAGAAAAATAAACACACAATTGAGTATTTAGGTTGTAATACACCTGAATATTTAAAATGGTTGTTAAAAAATGATGCTGGATATACGCTTGAAAATCGTGGAAAAGAATGGCATATTGACCATGTTATTCCTTTATCACATTTTGATTTAGAAAATGAAGAACAACAACTTATTGCTTTTAATTGGCGTAATACAATGCCTATATCTTGTAAAGAAAATTTAAAAAAAAATAATAAAATAATAAAATCACAAGTTGAACAACATTATAAAAAACTAGTTGAATATCATTTAGAAAACAAACTTGATTTGCCTCAAGTATTTATTGATTTATTTTGCGACGTCGCCAAACTGACTGGGAGTTCCTTAGAGCCTTCACTACCACTCACATCTGGAAACATTTGTGAGGACCACGATTAATAATCGTCCCCAATGGTAAAAAAGTGAAGGATTGGATAATCAGCAGCCAAGCCCCTAACCTCGTTATGGTAAGAGTATGGGGAAGGTTCAGAGAGTAGATGACGACGGGTCTCAAATGATGGTTTAACCAACCTGATGAGGCACAAGGTGTATTCCAGCCTTACCAGAAATGGTAAGGATAGGCTAGACTAAGCCTTACAATGCTGACTTCGATGGAGACGAAATGAATTTACATATGCCTCAGGATCCAGAATCTGAGGCTGAATTGAAAAATTTGGCGGCAGTTCCATATCAAATAGTAAGCCCAGCAAATAACAGCTCGATTATTGGTATCTATCAAGATTCGATGCTTGGTTCATATCAATTCACTAGACCAAATATTCACCTAGGTCCTCGTGAAGCAATGAATTTATTGATGATGTTTAATGGAGTAAATGAGCATCAATTGTTAGAAGATGTAAAGAAAGATGGAGGAATTACAAACTTCGACATTTTAAGTCAAATTATGCCTCCACTTTCCATGAAATATAAAACCAAAGCATTCAAAGATGATAAAGATGATGCAAAAACATCCAATGCTGTTATTGAAATTAAAAATGGTAAATATATTCGCGGACAAATGGATAAAAGCGTTATGGGTGCTAGAACCAAAGGTTTATTGCAAAGAGTTTGTAATGATTTTGGTAATATGGCATCAGCTAAATTTATCGACGATTTGCAAAATGTTATAACTGAATATATGAAGTCAAGTGCATTTAGTGTTGGAATTAGTGACTTGATTTCAGACCAGAAAACAAATGATGAAATTGTTCAGGTAATCACCAAAAAGAAAAGTGATGTAAAAAATTTAATTGACCAAGTTCAAATTGGCATATTTGAAAATAATACAGGTAAGACAAATGAAGAAGAATTTGAAACACAAGTCAATAGTATTCTTAATCAAGCTACTTCAGAATCTGGTAAAATTGGATTAAAAAATCTTGGAAAAGACAACAGATTTGTTATTATGGTTAATGCAGGGTCAAAAGGTTCGGACCTAAATATTTCACAAATGATTTCTTGTTTAGGTCAACAAAACGTGGACGGTAAACGTATTCCTTATGGTTTTGAAAATAGAACATTACCACATTTTACAAAGTATGATGATTCGCCTGGTGCGAGAGGATTTGTAGAAAGTTCATACATTAATGGATTATCACCTCAAGAATTATTCTTCCACGCTATGGGTGGTCGTGTAGGTCTTATTGATACTGCAGTAAAAACTTCTACTACTGGTTATATCCAAAGAAGATTAATTAAGGGCTTGGAAGATCTAAAAGTTGAATATGATATGACAATTAGAACTAATAAAAATAAAATTGTTCAATTCTCTTATGGTGATGATAACATTGATACTACAAAAGTTGAAGATCAATTCATTCCTATTGTTTCAATGAGTACACAAGATATTTATGCGCACTATCTCATCCCTGAAGAGAAGAATAGTGTTAAAACATTAGGAAATATATTTCTTAAAAATGTTCTTGCAAGATATAAAAAACAGAATAAGGATTTCTTGAACAAAACTCAAGAATATATTAATATGATGATTACAAATCGTGATACAATAATTAAAAATGTGTTTAAAAATAAAAGTGATTCTAATGTTAGTTGTCCTGTAGCATTTTCATATATTATTAATAATATTCAAGGACAATGCAATATTACTATATCTTCTTTAATTGATATTACTCCTCTTGAAGCTTTGGAAATGATTGAACATTATTTTGAAAATCTAAATAAAATATACTATGCTCCACCTACTAATTTATTCAAAACACTATTCTATTATTATTTATCGCCGAAGGACTTGCTTATTGTTAAAAGATTTAACAAAGCAGCATTAACATTGTTACTTGATAAAATTACTATTGATTATAAAAGAGCTATCGTAGCTCCTGGAGAAATGGTTGGTATGATTGCTGGCCAAAGTATTGGTGAGGTATCAACACAGATGACTCTTAACACTTTCCATTTTGCTGGTGTTGCTTCAAAATCTAACGTCACTCGTGGTGTGCCAAGAATTGAAGAAATATTATCGCTATCAAGTGACATTAAAAATCCATCGTTAAGTGTTTATCTAAAACCAGAAGATGAGAAATATAAGGAGAAAGCTCAAACTATTATGTATATGCTTGAACACACTAGATTAGAAGAAGTTGTAAAATCAATTGAGATATGTTTTGACCCAGATGACCTTAATACTTTAATTAGCGAAGATAAAGATACAATCCAACAGTATAGAGCATTTGAAAATTTGGTTAAGGAATGCGCTGAAGATAGTTTTCAATCTGATGAAAATGAAAAATCTAAATGGATAATTAGAATGGTTATGGACCCAGAAGTTATGCTTGAGAAAAATATTACAATGGATGACGTTAATTATACACTGAAAAGTTGTTTTGATGAACAAATTAATTGTGTATATTCTGATTTTAATTCAGATAAACTTATATTCAGAATTAGAATGAATGATGTTATTAAATCTGCAACAGGAAGAGGAGGCCAAAAGAAACCTAAAGTAAATCCACTTGATCAATCAGACCAAATTTATATATTAAAAAATTTCCAAGACCAAATACTACAAAATGTTGTTTTAAGAGGTATTAAAGGAATTAATAAAGTAATTCTTAGAAAAATTATTGATAATATGGTAGAACAAAATGGTATTTATAAAAAGCAAGATATATGGGTTTTAGATACTATCGGCACAAATTTGTTAGATGTGTTAGGTCTTGATTTTATTGATAATACAAGAACATTAAGTAATGATATTGTAGAAATTTACAATGTTCTTGGAATTGAAGCAGCTAGACAAGCAATTTACAATGAGTTGGTTGAAGTTGTAGAATTTGATGGGACATATATTAATTTCCATAATTACAGTGTCTTAGTTGATAGAATGACGTTTACAGATAAATTAATATCAATCTTTAGACATGGTATTAACAATGATAATATTGGTCCAATTGCTAAAGCTTCATTTGAGGAAACACCTGAAATGTTTTTGAAGGCTGCCAGACACGCAGAATTAGATACAATGCGAGGTGTATCTGCAAATGTAATGTGTGGTCAAGAAGGTTTCTTTGGAACAGGATCATTTCAAGTAGTATTAGATATTGAAGAAATGCAAAAAATGGAGGCATCAAGTGAATATACACCAATGAATATTGAAGATGAAATTGAAAAATTCTTTGGTAAAATTGAAAATCCAAATGATCCTTGCGGTGTTAATAAGATATCTATACAAAATAATGTTATCACAATTAAAGAAGAAGATATGGGCAAGGATAATAATTATGAACCTGGATTTTAAAATTTAATTAATATAAATAAATTTATAATTAAATAATATATTAAATATAAAAAATGTATTATATTTAATATGACTACATTCAGTTTAATAATAAATAATTTATTAAATTTAAATAATAACATTTTTTTTAAACATTATAAAGAAGACAATATAGATTTATCAATTAAATTATTATTTAATACTATTTCAAATAAAAAAATAACTACAAAAGAAAAGTTTATTTTTTACAAAGTTTCAATGCAAAATTTGTTTATTAAAAATAAACAAACTATTTTTATTGATTATTTTTATAAAATACAAAAAATTTATAGAATATTAAATACATTTTTCTATAATTATAAATTTAAAAAATCACAGATAGTTGTAAATACTGACATGTGTTTAAATGAAATAAATATTAATGATAAAGACATTATTTGCATAATACATAACAATTCAAAATACTTATTTCTAATTACTGATTTAATTAAAATAATTAATACCGCATTAACTAATTCTTATATGTTTTTTTCGGAACCTCAATGTGTAAAAAATCCGTATGATAATTTACCATTTAATAAATGTAACTTATATAATATATATTTTTATATTAGATTTAAAACAAATTATCGAGCAGAATTGATTTTTAAGTTTTTTAAATCAAATTTTAACTTAAATTTATTTAAGTATAGAAATGAATTATTATTAAGAGAATTTATTATTGAAAATTTTGTTTATAAATCATCTTCAAATATTTTACTAAATGAAATAAAAAATATGATATCGTTTTTTAATACGGAATGCAAATTTGATAATATATCAAATAGAATTTTTATTGATAAAGATTTTCCAAAAGACGCGTTAATTAAAATAATGAGACCATATTTATTATTATATTGTACTTCACAATATGGTTATTTGCAAAACACAAGAAGAAGCTCAACTCTTATTTTAAAAAAAAAATTATTACAGTTTAATAATTTCAATCCACAATTTGGTAGAAAACGATATAAAATCTTAACAAAACGAACGATAAATTTCAAAATAAAAATTTGCGGGAAAATTGTAGAGTTCAATGATAACCATATTGAATTTTCACAAAAATATAATGATGATTTTTTAATTGATCATTTAACTTATGATGAAAATTACCATATTGAAAACAATCCGTCTAATAATAATCGTAGTAATACTATTTTTATTGTTGATGAAGAGCAAATTAATTTTAATAATACTATGATAGAATTAAATGAGATTGCAATACAAAGAACAGATGCACTAGATGAATTAGATGAAGACAGCGAAGATAGCGAAGATAGCGAAGATAGTGAAAATATTGAAGATAATGAAGACAGTGAAGAAATTGATTCTATAAGTTAAATATCTCAGCTAGTATCACCGTTAACAATAAGTTTTGGTTGTTTAACATTTTTTCTCGTAGTGCCTTTATTTCCTTTTATTACTAATTTTTTTCTTGACTTTTTTTGAGCAACAAATTGTTCTGATGACACTGGCGACGTATTAACAATTAACTTTTGTTTTCTTTTAGGTTTTACATTTTCTGTATCAGAATCGTTATTAACTATTAATCTTTTAGGTTTTTTGACTTCATAATTAGTAGTTAAAGGTTTTGTAAAATTTTTTAAATAATCTTCAATTGAAATTTTGTTAATAATACTTTCTTTAATTCTCTCTACACATTCTTCTTCTAATTTGTCGAGTGAAATAAAAACATTCTCATCTTCATCTTGAACCAACTTATACATGGGAATATTTTCAGGTCTAAAACCAGGTATCACGATAAAAGCAAAATTATCATCACTATTTCCATAACCTAAAAATTCATGTTTTTCATATTTACTCTGCAAAATCCACTTGTGAGAAATAAAAATAGTAGGTATTTCATATTTTGTAATGAGTAACCATAAGTCAAATGTTGTTAAAAAATAATTGTCAGTATATAATAAACTTAAAAATGATAATTTTTCTGCATGTACTTGGTCACCTAAAGTTTTTTTACCTTCTAAAATTAAAATATCCACAATTTTATCACTATATTCTTGCAGATATTTTTTATATTCTTCATATAATGCATTTTTAATTTGATTTAATGTCAACTTATTTGTTGTTTTTCTCTCTATTAAATCAATAATAAAGTTAAATGTGCATATATTAGTTTTATTATATTCAATTTCAGTATAATTTGATGGAAAACATTTTTTCCAAATACTTGACTTAATATGTTCGTTTGTTGTTTTTTTACAAGCAAGTTCATTTTTTCTTCCGATAGCATGGTCAAGTGATGGAATTGTATTTTCATAAACTTGTGTTATAATTGGTTCAACTTCATCATATGAAATTTGTTTAACATATTTATTTGTAACAGCTGGAACCAATGTTTCAAAATAATCTTGAGTTAATAATGATTCTAGTAATATAATTTCATCATCTCTTAAATTATATCCAATATTTGAAAATGATAAATATGTTTTTGGTTGAAACATAAATGATTTTATTCTGTTATATCTAATAAGTTCGTCAGCCATTCTACCATAATAAATATATTCATTATCATTATTTGTTATAAGATTTTTTTCAGGAAGAATTAAATTACAATTACCATCTGTGAGAGCACATAAATCTGGATTTGCTTTGCAAGATTTTGCATCTTTTACAATACACGTTGAAACTTCATTTATTAACTTATAATAATTTTCATCGCCAATAAACTGCATTTTATTTTTAACTAATTCGCGTAACAATTTATCTATATTTTTTAATTTTTCAGAATATATAATATATTCTTTAGTCATTTCTTTTTCAATATTCTCTCTAATTGTTATATTTTCATAATCATTAAGTAAAATTCTTATAGTATTTCTAAACACATTGTAAAATTTGTTTTCAAGTCTTATCTTTTTAATATAATCAACTCGTTCTATATCTACGTCTTGTTCTGTAGCAATTTTAACGTCACTAGAAATCATATGATTTGCTTTAGGATTTATAATATAATTTTCATTATTTATAGATGGTAGTTCTATGTCAGCAGAAATCTCATCTAAACGAATTGGTTGTGATATTTGTATAAATTGATTAGTATTTGTCAAAATACCTACCACGTGTTCATCTTCAACTATTTTAAATGCTGGTTTACAATGTATATCTGCTTCAGGTCTACGTTTTTTACTTCTTTTATCTAGTTTATTTAAAAACTCGACTGTATTTCTATATGTATTCCATATTGTTAAATCTGTCATAAAAACAATTTCTAAATCTTTTTTAATATCTTCGTCGAGAGAAGATGGATAGCAAGGCACTAAACATGTTTTATTTGATATTCCTGGTTCTTTTGCAAAAACACCAATAACTTTATTATTAAAATTTAAAACTAATTTTATTGTTTTGTATTCATATAGGTCTAATTTTTGTATCAAATCATATAACAATAAAGGTCTTTTTGCTTTATATACATTTGGCATACTTTCTAATGGCTTACATATTATATCAAAAAACGGTTTTATAATTTCTTTAAATACAGCTCGCATTGTTTTTGAAAGTTGTGGGTCATATTCTTTAAAATCTTTTATAACCGAAATTTTTTTATTGCTTGTAGTATACGAATATATTGGTTCATAATAATCATCCTTTTTCATTATAATAATCGTTGGTTTTCGTGCTTGATAAAATTCAGATGAATAATGGTTTGTAGGACATAAAAGACTAACGTTATTTGTTATATCATCATGTGGTATTTGAAATATGACAAGATTAACACCATTTGGAAATAAATATTTATTTGGCATACTTATTATATCCCATAAATAAGTGTGATCAATTTTAACATTATCATCTCGCAAAAATTTAATAAAATTTTCATAAGCAGAAACAACTTTAGTGTAATACGCTTTATCTTCTTGTTTACTCATATCAAGCTTGGAGTATAATTTACTATCTGTATATTTATTTATATCTACTGGTTCATCAGCATTATAAAAATCAATAACTAAATTTCCATTTTGATATTTTATAAATTTATCGATTGTTAGAGACTTTATAATACGTTCTCTCATTTCTTTAATACTTAAAACTTTTGTTACTTTATTTGTTAATTTATTGTCTTCAATTAGTCTTTTTCCAAAGAAAATCGCATCAGATATACAAGCAATGAAAGATTGTTTATCACTTATCTGTATACCATGACGTAATAAGCAAGGGTGATTTTCTTTGATGTTAGTATTTGTTTTACTTATTTGACAATCAGCATTAACTTCATGCAGCATAGTTTGTATTTCAGTAGGTAAATATCCCCAACGTCCTGGTTCTAAAGGAAATTTTTCAGGTCCTTTAACATATTCATCTTCTTTTGTTTCTACATATTTTTCTTCTTTTGGTTTTTCTTCCTTACCCTCTTCTATTATTAGGTTCTTACTTTTTTTACTTTCTAATTCACTAAAGCATTTTTCATTAGCTTTTATTCTACCTTCTGTATTATATTTATCAAAACAACAAGGTAAACAATAACCTTTTGGATGTGAATCTGGTATTAATCCTGGATATTTTTTATAATCTTTTTTACCAGGTTTTGGACTATAAAATTCATAAATATAATAACCGTGTTTTATTTTCTTTTCACTTCTTGGTAAAACCTTACCACAAGTTGGATGTTCTAATTCTTTTTTTCCATCTTTTCCGATTACCTCTTTTAAATCTTTAGGGTCAATTATTGTATTAGTTTTTAAACACCAATAACGCGGACAAATATAATTAAATTGATGTTTTTCATCTGAACCATATTTTATTACATCTTCATTTCTCAAAAATCCAGGATTTTCTGAGTTTATTTTTGCAAGTTCTTCATCAGTTAAAATTACAGGTTGTTTTCTTAAAGTTGAACTGCATGTTCTTACATAAGAATTAAATTGAGGTGTTTCTTCTTTTACAATTAAAACAGGGTCTTTTTCTTCTATAAGATTTTGAAAATAATAAGGCTTATTTAATTTTTTGTTATCAAGACTTTTTACTTCATTTTCAGGTTTTTGTTTTGGTTTTTGTTCTTGTTCTTGTTCTTGTTGATGTTCTGGTTCTTCAGCAGGTTCTTGTTCTTGTTCTTCATCAGGTTTTTGTTCTGGTTCTTCATGAGGTTTTTGTTCTGGTTCTTCATCAGGTTTTTGTTCTGGTTCTTCATCAGGTTTTTGTTCATGTTCTGGTTTTTGTTCTGGTTCTTCTTCAGGTTTTTGTTCTTCATGAGGTTTTTGTTCTTGTTCTTGTTCTTCTTCTTCAGACTGAACTTTAGAAGAAACTGTTTCTGTGCTAGATGACAATGGAGTAACTTCTTTTTCTGAAACAGGAGTTTCTTCTTTAGATGAAGCTTGTTCACTTAGAGAGGCTGGTATAGATACCTCAGTATCACTACTTAATTGGGCTGGAATTGAAACGGATGAACTTTTACTTACACTATCATCTGGCTCGGATGCAATAGATGAACCTGAATCACTTGATGGCGGAACAACTTTTGCAACCTTAGATTTTACTACAGGCGTATCAGGCTCAGATTCAATAGATGAACCTGAATCACTATTAGCTCCTCCTTGCTCAATTTCATCTTCTTCCTCATTTCCATAATCATCATCAAAAAACAAACTCAATGCATCTTTTGTTTTATCTACATCATCTATACTATGTTTGGAGTATTTTACTTCCTCATCTCCAGGTTCAATAGAAGAAACTTCGGAATTTGAGTTTGATTCTTCCGTTACAGAAATAATATCTCCAAATGATAAATCATCTTTTTCTCCAGTTAAACATAAATTATTTATTTCTTTAACTGGATAATTTGAAGAATTTTTATCTTGAGTTAAACGAACCATTGTATCTAAATAAATAGGTAGTGTATACAAGTAATTAATATTGTTTATATTTTCAGTTGTTATTGTTATAACACCTGTTTCTTTTTCCACATTAATAATTGTTTTGAAACCAGGACTATCCCTAATTTTTATATCGGTTTTTCTTACACCGCGTTCAATTTCTAGGTCATTTGCAACCTTTCTTACCATATCCATAGCTTGTTCTCTATTTAATTCTTCTGGAAAGTTCTCAAGAAGAGCGTCTATAATTTGATCTCCTCTTAATCCTTGTTCAGATTTTTCTAATATAAAAGCTTCTTGGCTTGTAAATTTACTATAGTTAGCTACACGTTTAAATCTTAAATTTATTGTATCACTAATTTTAAAAATATTTGTTTCATTTATAAAAATACTAGAAATACAACCTTTATATGCTTGAATATCAAATGGTTTTTTGATAGCAATTTGTGTTTCATATGTAAGCTGTTTTATTTCAACATTTTCATCATTCAAACTATTAAAAGTATTAATTTTATAACCACTTTGTTCTAGAAATTTTTTCACTTCTAAAATGATGGGATTTATTTTATTCTTAAATATATTATCTACGTCATCAATAGTCACAAATGTTTTAAATTCAGAGCTAATAGTTATAAATCCATTTTCATCAAATTCACATGCAGAAAATTGTGAAACTTCATTACTTTCAATATAAACAGCAACAGATTTATTACGAGCAATGCTTTTTTTAAGTTTAAAAATAGCAGCTTTTTTTAGATAAGGTATTTTTCTACCGTCTGTTGCAATCTTATCAGCAAAAAGTCTATAGACATTTTCTTGTCTATTAGAAGGATTAAATTTAATTAATGGATTAACCTGAGTGGCATGAATAATTTTAAATATAACTTCAAGAGGAATTGTAATATCATAATCTGGTTTTAAAACAGCCTTAATATATTTAATTCCTTTATTTACATAATTCAAATCAGATTTTCTCAAATTATAAACATTATAAAACATATCAATTGTATTAAATAAATCCATTGTTTTTTCGTTTAAAATTTTTTTTTCATCATTCACTAATTTACTTCTATTTTTTTCTAAGTCCTCTAGACTATTAATATTTTTATTATATAAAAAAGGATAATATACTTTAATCGTAGTTTCTTCAGATATATCATCTTTATTTATGAAGGTAATAACATCTTCAGCTAGACACAAGTATATACTAAAATCTATAATATCGCAGCTATTTAATAATAAATGACTATTCAATGTAGTTAATGATTTACGAGCAGATTTTTCAAATAATTTATCATATCCTTTTACATTATAAGGATTGCATACAAAAGGGTATTCATTTTCGACTAGAAAAAATTTTTGACCTAAGACTTTATTTATGATATATTTTTTGTTATCAAAATTCATTTCAAAAATATCGTCAAATGTATAAATTTGTTTGTGCGGTGGATTACGAAATGGTCTTCCTTCTTCATCGGCAACAATATTGGAAATAAACTGTTCTAGTCTAATACTAGTTAATTCAATTTTATTATTTTGTGTAAGCGATTGATAAACAGAAACCGCATTTAAAGTTTCCATTTTTTGAGAAAATAAATATATCTCATCTAATGATATATCCTTTTTAAGTTCATTTAAAATTTTAATTTTAATAGTTCCAACTGAATCATCAAAATGAATTTGTTGTTCAGAAAATTTCACTACAGTTTTCTCTCTTTTAATCTCTTCAAGTTCTCTAGGGTTAAATATTTTCTTAAATAATTGTTCTTCATTTTCTTCAGAAGTTTTACCATTAAATACATAAATTGTATTTATTAAACCATTAACAAGCTGTTTTACTTTGTACACTGGATTATCTAAAGAAGGATGATTTGTACCTAGTGAATTTATTGAATATAACGGTTCTGACATATATATAAACCTACTATTATTTTTAATTTAATTATATTAGAAAAGTATTAAATTAAAAATACAACAATAAGTATTTAAAATGGGTTATTTGACAAAGGAAAATTGTAAAAAAATACTTGAAAAATGTATTGCTACTGCTGTAAAATTGTTGCGACTTATTAATGAAAATGAAAATGAAAATGAAAATCGCGATGAAGTAGAGCTTATAAAAAAAAAGTTAATAGAAATAAATAATATTATAGAATCTGTAAATAATTATATGTCATTAGAAGAATTTAATTAAACTAAGTCATAATATGGGTTATCATTTATATTCATACCACAATACTGTTGTGGATTTTTTTTATAATCTACAGGGTCATAAATACCTGCATCTTTTGCATTTTGCAATAAATATTTGAAATTTTGCCAAAAATCTTGTTTATGTCCAACAGTTTCTGTCATTATATGTGATAATTCGTGAAGCGCTACAAAGGTAAGTGTATTTAAATCTATGAGTTTATTGCCTTCTTTTGTTGTATTTAAACAAAACGCTATTTTCTCTCCTTTATTTTCACTATATGCTGTTAATTCACTTGTAGGAAGTGTTTCACTTATTGTTTTTGGATTGAACCCTTCTACAAGTCTTGTTGTGCGAGGATCAGCAGGATGTTTTTCTTTCATATACGCTACCATATCCTTCATTTTTTGTGTCACTTGGGCTAAAAGATTGGCTGCTAATTCTAACTTCTCTCTTTCTCTAACACAATATTTATTTCCATCTTCAGATGCTATTATACATTTCAAACCATATGCGTCTGATTGGTAATAAATTACTAGACAGAAAAAAAGAATAAATGCAACAAAAATGTAAAAAAATATACTATGTTTTTCCATATATAATAGGATTAGAAAAAGGTATTTGCAAATATATTATTAAATTGAATTAAAATTATAGTTTAATATTAATTCAATAAAGCGTTAATGTTTTCAGAACATCCTAAGTCTAAATTTTGGTCAGAGGGAAATTTGGTAGAGCCTAATGAAGTTGCATTGAACTCACATAAAAAATTCTGGTTTGATTGCGAATGTGGACATACTTTTGATATTCAATTAAATAATGTAAATATTGGGAGATGGTGTCCTTATTGCGCTAATAAAAAATTATGCGAACAAAGTAAAAATTGTAAAATATGTTTTGATAAATGTTTTGCTTCAGTAGAGAGAAGTAATTGCTGGTCAAATAAAAATAGAGAAACACCTTGGGATATTTTAAAATATTCTCATAAAAAATATTTATTTAATTGCGATAAATGTCAACACGAATTTACTACACCAATATATCATATAACTAAAGATGATTGTTGGTGTCCTTATTGTGCGAATAGATTATTATGTAATGAAATATTAAATTGTAGCAGTTGTTATAATAAGTCATTTGCTTCAATAGAGAGAAGTAAGAATTGGTCGTCAAAAAATAAAAAGAAACCTATTGAGGTTTTTAAAAGCACAGCTGAAATATTTATATTTGATTGTGATAAATGTGTTAATGAATTTAAAAGCAAGCTATGTCATATAACAGATGGTTCTTGGTGTCCTAATTGTAGATATAAAACAGAAGATATAGCTTATGATAAATTAAAAATAAAATATCCTTCAATACAACGACAATATAAGGTAGATTGGTGTAAAGATAAAAAACATCTACCTTTTGATTTTGTTATTGAAGAGAGAAAAATCATAATAGAAATTGACGGCGAACAACATTGGAAACAGGTAGCCAAGTGGAAAACACCAGAACATACTAAAGCAAGAGACATATATAAGATGAAATGTGCTAATAAAAATGGGTTTTCAGTAATAAGAATTATTCAAAACGATGTATACAAAAATAAATATGAATGGTTAAATGAATTAATTAATAACATTGAAAAAATTGCAAATGAGAATAGAGTTCAAAATATTTATATGTGTAAAAATAATGAATATAAAGATTTTGATATTAATTAGTCAAGACTGACGAGACCATAAATTTAATTTTTCTAAATAATTTATTGAGGACCAGAGCCAATTTCCAATGGTGGTCTCATGAAGTCAGGTTCTATAGTCGATTGGTTCCAGGGCCCCACATTCAATTGAGGATTAGGAGGTTCGCTTCTAATTTGAAGGTTAGAATTTCTCAAACTTTGTCCGACAGTATCGATACCGATGTGGTAACCAGCCTTAAGCAAATTGACATTGGCAAGTTCACCCTTACCGGAAGGGTTCAATTGAGCCCATTGTGAGTTTGCATCCTTGGGTAAAAGTTCAGCAGGATTTTGGATATTGGCGTTAGAGCATGAAGAAGGAACACCTGGCATGCTGGTTTGAACACCATTTGCTGAGGCAAAAACTTCATTTCCATTGGGGTCAGAAGGACGAACTGCAGCACTGGCCATTGTGTTAGTATTTTTGTATTGTTGTTGCATTTGAGTATTGTATTCAGGTCCTGCCATACCCTTAGCACCTAAATAGTTAGCAAATAAACTAACACCGTAGGCTATAATTAATAAGACAATAATGGCTCCAACTCCATAGTCATTCCATAGCTTCTTTAAAGACACAGACATTATATAAAATTAATGATAAAATAATTTTTAGAATACATATTAATTATTCTAAACATTTAATGAAAATATGTTGAATTATTTATAAACCTTCTAATTCACTTTCTGAAACATCATCAATCTCTGCGTCAATATCACTATCACTATTATCATTTAAATTTTCCAACATATAAGTTTTCTTAATATTCTTTGCTTCTAAATAAGCTAAAAGAGCATTTTTTTTTGCTAATTTGGCTTTATTTCTAGCTTCTTTATATAATTCAAAATAAACTTGATTAGGTTTTTTTAGATGCATTGTTTCTAAATTATTTTCTAAAGAGACTTCTAAATTATTCACTTCTTTTAATTCGTGAGTGTTTTCCTCAATATCTTCACTTAAGTCTTCAATTTCTAAATCTAAAGATAAATCATTTTCTTTTGGTTCTAGTTCTGGTTCTTGTTCTAGTTCTGGTTCTGGTTCTAGTTCTAGTTCTGGTTCCACAATATCAAACGTTTCAAGTTCTTCTAAACTATTTTCAACGATAGTTTTTTCCGTTTGGTTTTCTTCTTCTAAACCAGAGTTACTTAAATCCAAAATATTATTTTCATTTTCTTTTTTAGTTTCATCGATATTAAATTCATCAATTTTAATATCTTCTAAAGTTTTTAATTCTTCTTTAATTTCTTGCACATGTTCTGTTTGTTTTTTACTAGTTTTAATTAAACAACTTTCAAAAATAGGTTCATCGTCTAATACCATAACTTGTTTAAGGTCTATTTCAATTTGAAAATTTCTTGATGTAAATTTAATACCTTGTATTTCTAAAATTGAAATAATATTTGTTTCGGTTTTAATATCATCCATTGTTAATGGTATTTCTTGTTCATTGTAAATTTTAATAGAAGGTAAATTATTATGATTATTTTTAATATTTGTTCTTACTAAATAATATTTACCGGACTTATAAATACGAATTGTAGAATTAAACGCGGTTTCAATGTCAGATTCTTCTAAATTATTTTGAAACCATGTATCTCTTCTCTCAAAAATTAATTTTTGACATCTATTTTCTAAATTTTCAAACCAATGTATTAGTGTTTCAGAATTTTTATCAAACATTAAATCGCAATAATATTTTTTACCAGTTTTAACAAAACCTTGCCTAGTTTGACTTTTAGATGTTTGTATGTATAAAGGTTTTTTGTTATATTCAATTTTAGTAAAATAAGCTCCACCTTGTATTCCTGTAGGATGCGCTAAAGAAAGTTTTGAAAAATCAAATGTTTCATTAGGTTCAATAATATTATCCATACTTATTGAGAATATAGAAAAATTAAAATCTATTAACACGCAAAAATTTTGTTTAATTAATATTATTAATTAATATGAAGGATTCATTAGTTCAACAATGTTTAGACATTTTAAAGAGGGATGATATTAAAAATGAATTTAAAATGTTATTAAAACCAGTAATAGATTTTATATTATACGAAATTAATCCTTATATCTATATAACAGTTGCTTTAGTTTTTTTAATTTTTGTAATGATTTTAGCAATACTTATTATTTTAGTAATGTTATTGCGTAATAAACAGATTATATCAAAATTATTTTAGATACAGTATATATATGCCACGTAGACATAGAAGCAGACGCGCAGGTTCTTTAGCTAGTTTAGTTAATCAAGCCATTGTTCCCTTTGGTATTTTAGGTTTACAACAAACATATAGAAAAAATAAACGCGGTGGAAAACACACTCGTAAACACCGAGGTGGAAAAAGAAGTCGCAGACATCATTAAATATATTTAATGAAATTATAAAAGTAAATATATTTTTATTCTCATCAAATTATATAATATGGCAAAACATAGAGGCAGTCGCAGACATAGAGTTAAAAGAGGTGGCAGTGCAAATTATACTTCCGCATCTACATATGGTAGTTATGTAAATGGTAGTGGAAATTCTCAATTTGCTAGAACATTTGACCAAACCGGACCATATGCTAGTAGATTTGGAAGTGATTATGTTGGCGCTCAAGGTCAGTGGGCAAAACAACCACATCAAGCAACACAACAAGATTTATCTTTAATTCAAAGTGCAGGAAGAAGTCGCAGAAAAAGAGGAGGTCTTTTGGGTCAAGTTATTAATCAAGCTATAGTTCCATTTGGACTTTTAGGCATGCAGCAATCTTACAGAAGACACAAGCGTGGTGGTAAACGTACACGCAAACATAGACGTTAAATAAGTTAACATAATATTAATATTTTATTTTGTATAAATATTAATGAGTTTTGAAAATCAAATACAACAATGGGTTTCATTAGATAATCAACTTAAGCAATTAAATGAAAAAACAAAAGAGTTGAGAGAAAAACGCAATACAATAGAAGAAAAAATAACAAATTACGCTGCTTCGAATAATCTCTCTAACGCGGTTGTTGAAATAAGCGATGGAAAATTAAAATTTGTTAATACCAAAGTTCAAGAACCATTAACATTCAAATATTTAGAAAAAACGTTAAGTGAGATAATAAAAAACGAAAATCAAGTTAAATTAATAATGGACCATATAAAACAAAAAAGGTCTGCAAAAATTGTTTCAGAAATAAAGCGCTTTTCTAATAATTAATTAATATATAAATAATTTATATGAACGACATAAACAATATAAATTATATAGAAGGTGATGATTTGATATTTACAGATGAAGGTGATATACATTCGGGAGGGTTTAGTGTTAAATCAATTATGATGAAAGCAGGGATGTCTCCAATAATGACTTTAAATGAACAACAAGGAGGAAGTAAATTTGATAAAGTATCTGATTTATTTAATAATTTAGTAATTCCAAACTGGGCTTTGAGTTATAGTAATAAAATAGGCGGTAGTAAATATGAAAACAATGATGATGAAGATAGCGATGATGATATTGACGAAGATTTGCATGATAAATTAATAGACTTAGTTAGACATCACGAAAATAACTTGAAAAATGAAAATGAAAAGGAAAATAAAAATAAAAATAAACAAAAAAAAACAAAAAAACAAAAATTAAATAATAAAAAAGGTGGAACAAAAAAAAATAAATAAAATTTATTATATTAAATTATCTAATATAATAAAATGTTGTTCAGAACATTTGAACCATATAGTGACGATTATATGAATGAAAACACAATGTGTTTTATTTGTTACGAAATAAAATGTGCTTATGAAATGCAAACTATAACACTTAAAACACAAGAAGATTATATTAAAATATGTGATTGTAATGGATACGTTCATAATAATTGTTTAAAAATATGGTGTGATAAATCAAATAAGTGTCCGATTTGTAGAAAAGATATGTATAAAAGAATAACAATTCCTATGATAATATTTAATAAGGGAGAATATTTATATATTTTTTACTTTTTAAGAGTTTTTAAAAATATAAATAAAATACTAAGATATCTTCTTATATGTATTTTACTTTATTTTTTCGCGGAATTTTATGTAGTAGTTCTAAATAACAAAATATATTGATCTATAAATAATATAATAAAGTATTTAATTATATTAATGGAGTTAGAAGATATAAAAAATAAATTGACTAAAAACCAGTATATTTATTTTTTTGGATTGAAAGAACTAATAGATTTGCCAATATATTTTATAGGAAGTATTGCAAGAACTGATTATATACCAGATAAAAGTGATTTAGATATAGAAATATTTTCAGATAATATTCTATCAACAAAATTAAAAATAGAACATCTATTTAATTATCAATATAAAAAACTTAAATTTATTATTTTTTACATAAACGATAAACCAGTTTCTGGATATAAATATTATTTTGAGGACCATACAAGAGGAATTAAATTTGATTTTAGCGTATATAATATTGAATGTAAAGATATTTTATTACAGCACAGAAAAAAGGAAATATATTTACCATTTACTTATAGCGTTTTTTTTTATATGTTAAAATATTTATATTACAATTTAAATATTATAAATAAAAATATATATTCTAAATTGAAACAGCAATTCTGGCAATTTTATAATCCCGAAAAGTCAATCTCTTTTTATTTAAATAATAAAGAATATGGTGAATTTTATAATAAATCATTACCAAATGTCGAATATTTAATTAACTTATAATATAGGGGAACTCCATATATTATTATTGAAAGGTGATACTAATATTTCATCTACTTTGTTCTTCCAATAGTCAACTCGTTTTTGAAATGCAATATCTTCAGCGGTTTCAGGGTATGGAGTAGAGGTTTGCATTAATTCTTGTTCTTCTTCAGTTATTTTGGGTTTATTTCCATAACAATTTACACCAAATTTTACTTTTGGATTAGCTATATATCCTCCATTTATTCCAGGTCTTCCGCAATCATTTTCATGTCCAGGAATTGTCTGCAATGTATTGTAAGTTTGCTTTTGCGTAGGAAATAAAGCTAACTGATTTGCAGACCAACCATAGTTACACCATTCTGCGCCTTTATTATAAGCTTTTTCGATTTGATCATATGTAGCTAATTCAGATCCATATGCTTGACATATAGCTTTAGCATTTTCATAATTATAGTAATTTCCTGGAATATTAAATACTTGTTTTTTAAATTTAATTTCAGGAACAGGTGCGGGTTCAGGTGATTGATATGTACTTTGGTCAACAACAATATCAACTGTGGTTTTTGGTGTAAAAAGTCCTTTTATATATGCTGAAACATTTATACTAAAAAAATATTGAAATGCATTTGCAGCAATTAAAACAATTAAAATAGCGACAATAATAACCGCCATTATACTTGAACCAGAATTACTATAATCATCATTTCCTAAATTGCCATTTACATTAGTTAAAGATGATGAAAAAACATAATATGCTATAATAATTAATATTATAATTATAAAAACAATAGGATTTAAAATGTAGCTATTTAAATAATTATACATATTTACTGGATCAGTTGTTGATGTTGTATTTACTACTTCCATTTATAATATATAAATAGTTAAAAACTTTTAATAATTTTATTTTTAAAATCATGTCATTGTAAAAATGCTAATTTTGTGAAAAATTACTTATACTATTGAATTAACTTTTTTCTATAAAATAAAACATATGCTTTTGGAGATATAATAGTATCTATTACACTTACTTCTGAAACGGAAGTATCATTAAAATAATACCATTTACCGTTTGCATTTTTTACATATGAAGTATAATGGCCTCCCATAGTGCTTCCACTATGATTACACACACCATATAGTTCATACTTGTATATATTCTTTTTATAACCTATTACATAATCAGATAAATCTAAATCATCAAGAGGAAAGGTTATCAAAATTTGATTTTTTTGAAATACAGTATTAAATCTTTTAAAATCTATTACTAAAATATTTGGGAATGACCAGAATAAAATTTTTTTTCTAATATTTATTTTCTCTCTTGTATTTTCATTATACCAAGCATTATCACCTTCTAAAACTTCACCTTGAACATAATAATTAAAACAATCAATCAATGAAGGTGATTTATTATTTTCAGGTATAGGTAAATCTATCATAAAATAAGGCTCAGGCGTTTGCTTAATTTTTTCACCAGTCTCAAGATTACTTATTTCTGAAACATGAACAGCGTAAAATATATTCCAAATTTCAGAGTATTCTTTAGAATACATATTTTTTATCATTTCAAAGCACATAATTGCAATTTTATCTGTATCATTTTCAGGTTTTCCTGATATAGTCATTTTAATTTCTCTAGACAATGAATTATGTAAACAATCAATTATAAATAAAAGAAACTCTGGTAAATCATTTTGAGAATATCCTGTAAATATAGTCATACCTTTTATTTGCGCTACTTTTTGTATAGTTTTTATAAATTTACCAGGTGATATAACACAATTAGCATTCCACATTAATTTTCTCAAATTATCCCACTCTAAAATCAATGCGGATTCTGGCTTATTTTTAAGTTTTTTTTTATAGGTTTCTTTTTCTAAAAAAATATTTAGTTCATATGTATGAGAAATCACTTGCATACACGCATTTATGAAGCAAGTATTTCCGAGATTAGCTAATCCGCTTAATCCTTTATTTTTGAAAGTTTCAATATCCATAACGTATTAATATATTTATATTAATACATTTAAACAGATTTAATAATATATATTTATATATATTAAATATTATGAGCCAAAATCAACAATCACAATATAATATATCTAATGAACAATTGTTACTTATTAATATACTAAATGGTATGTATAATGATAATTTAAGCCAACTTGATAACTTAAATGATACAATTTATTCATTAAACGAAAGTAACAGACAAATACGCAATTTGCTGATTCAAATACTCAACAATAATAATAATACTAACAATAATAATAATAATACTAATAATAATTCTCACAATATACGTAATACCAGATATAATAATAGAAATAATTCAAGAGAATATTCATCTTCCTATTATAATTCATCATCAGGATTAGGAAGGATATATCTTAATAATACCCCATATATTATAGATAATTTAGAGTATTATAATATTCCAATTACTAGAGAAAATGCAAATAGTAATATATCTCAACTATTACAAAATTTTCTTCAACCTGTAGAGGTTTTTCCAACTCAATCACAAATTGAAACGGCAACTAGACGCGCAATATATGGTGATATTGTAACACCTAGAAATAGGTCATGTCCTATTTCTCTCGAAACTTTCAATGACACAGATACAGTTACTGTGATAAGATTTTGTGGTCATATTTTTAATACAGAACAATTAAATACTTGGTTTAGATCTAATTGTAGATGTCCTGTTTGTAGATATGATATTAGAAGATATAACTCAAATACAGGAAGTGAATTTTTTAACAACAATGAAACATCTTCCACTTCATCGACACATATAAATTCTACTCAATCAACACCTATAAATAATACTGAAAATGTTGTTTCCAATTTAAGTCAAGAGAGAACAAATACAACTAATGATTTAAATAATCAAAATACTAGGTCTAGTGCATCATCAATATTTAATGGTATTATAGATACTTTCATTAATGATTATAATTTAAATGAGTTTAATAATTTAATTAATAATATGGATATATCTGGAAATACTACAGATAATTTGACTATATTCAGGCTGTTAAGTGAATTAAATAACAGAACAAGATAAATACATTATTAATAATATATAAAGACAAATATTTATTAAATCATATGTCATCAAGACGTAATAGAATAACAAATAAAAAGAATATTAAAAAAAATACAAACGAAAAGAATATAAATGAACATGATGAACCTATAAATGAAATCAATAATGTTCAAGATAAAGAGTTAGAAAAACGTGAATATTATTTTGACAAATTATTAACATGTAGTTACGATGGAACAATTTATATTTTTGATATAATATATAAAACAATAAAATTTGTCTTTAAAATTTCAGGAATATATTTGTTATGGATTTGTTTGCATTATGCAGCTTCACATTTATATATTAAGTTTTGTGTACCTAGCACTATAATTGGATTTATTATGTCACCTTTTATGACAGCAACACCACATTGTTTAGGTCTTAGATGGATTGTATATAATGCAGCAAATATGATTAATAATATGTGGTTAATTTTAGGTACATGGATTTGTTCTACATTGTTGATTATTAATAACAATAGAGGAACTGAAACATCGTCACCTTAAAAAATATAATATATATAAAAATATTATTATTTTTGATAAACAATATAAAGATATTGCTAGTATATTAGTTATATAATGCAAACTAGAAGTGGCAATAAATGGAGTATTAATGAATTACTATCTCTACAAAGAGAGTACGAACTTTTAGAGTGGACCATTCAACAAATTGCAGAAAAGCATCAGAGAAGTGTTGAGGCTATTTTATTTAAGCTAGAGGCAGAAGGTTTAATTGTATCGTGGACACAAGCGAGAGGGTTTGATGCTCAATTATATCAGAATACTTGGACTACAACTGTAAATGACAATGATTGTATTTGTGATGAAAATGCTATGACAAACGATGACATTAGTGAAGTAGATAAGCTAACTGAGCGCGTCTGGAATTTAGAGACAAGTTTGAGTGAAATTGGTTTATTAGTAAAGCAAATGTTTGATGGTATGCTTGCTAAGAAGACCGTAAAGAAGTCACCTCTAAGAAGACAAAAGGTATAAATTTTTATAAAAAAATTTTATTATTAATATTATCTATTTGATTAAATTAGATAATATTAATCTAATGGTGTTATATTTGCTAAGAATGGTAAATTTTCATTTAAATGCATATTTTGAATTAAATAATTTTTTGTTCTTGTATCAATAGTCCAACGTATTTGATACTCTACTTGGATTTCTCCAGTTGAAATGTTTGCACTTATTTTATTCATACACAACCCAATTATTAAATACTCTCTGTTATTAAAAAATTGTTGATCTGTTTCATTGAGTAATCTCAACATTAAATAACAAATTTTTATTCTTTCTAGTTTTAATACATTATTTGTTATGTTAATATATATATTATTTTGATTTTTTATATAACTTATTATATCATTTTGACTAACTAAATTAAATAATCTATTAATTCTATCTTTATATTTAATTATGTCTTGAAATTGTTCTGTAAAAATTTGTTCTTGGGATAAACTGCATAAAATACTAAAATAACAATCCTCCGTAATTTGGTTTGGAGGTGAATTTAAAAGTAAAGATAAATTTAATATTATTCCTCTATTAAAAAAAATTAATAAGTCATCATCTGTAGAAATAAAAAAACAAGTAAGATATAATAATTGTGTATTAGTAAGAGTGTTAATTGCAGATTTTATATAATTTAATAATAAATAATATTGTTTAAAAACTGCTAAACATAATTCTTTTTTATGTGAAGAAGTATAATTATATACCTCGGCACTGTCATCTATTGAAATATTTGATAATTTACTATTATCACTACCAACTGAAATAGTATCAAATTCATTATCAGTAGACCCTTCATTATCATTATTAGTTTCTGGAATACTAATTGAATTTAAACTTTTAACCAAATTATCCCAAATTATTTTTTTTGTTATAAAAGGTTGAGATACAGGTCCATTTATTACAGTTATATAGGTGCTATACCATTCACGACACAAAAGATTTAAAATAATTATATCATATAAGTTAAATTCAGAACTTTGTTTTGAACCAAAGTTTTTTATATATTCAATAAAATTAATATCATTTATGCTTTGAAAAAAATCATCCTGAAAAACTCTTGATGCGGTTGATTTATTCAAATATTGATATACACCTCCTTGATATATTTGTTGATGAAGTGATAGAGGTCTAGGAATTTTTGATAAAAACCCTAATTTCACATTAAAATTTAAAGATGTTAATAAAAACGTAATTATGTAATTATATTCTGCATTGTTATTTGGTAAAAATAAATTTTTTAATCCTCTTTGTTGAGGAGTAATCAAAATTTGTCTAGCCGCGTTCATCATTCCACCTTTCTTAGTTTTTTTTTGCAATTTATTTTTTTTATTTCTAGTTTTTTTTAGTTTATTCGTTGAATTTTTATTTTTATTTAAATTTTTTTTTTGTTTTGTTTTCATTATATTATATGAAAACAAATTAATATAAATAAAAAATATTATTTTTTATATTTATTTTTATATTACTAAATATATTGTAATATGCTAACAGTTTCTACTTTTATACTTTTCTACTAATAAATTCTTTTCTACTAATAAATTCTATATATATTTATTTTTTTGTAAAGAAACCTAATTTTGTCAAACTTTGAACTCCATTTTTTTCATTATTTGTTTCTCTCAAATATTCATCGAATAACAATGCTTTTATTTCTTTACAACGCATTGTTTCTAATTTTTCTTCAAATTTATTTATATCGTCATAATATTCTCTTTTAAGATTTTCAACATCTTTTTTAAATTGTCTAATCTTAGGCAGTTTTTTATTCATTTCCCAAATTTTTTCTAAAACTAATGCAAATACTTGCTGAACTGGTTTCATAATTTGATTTGTAATATAAAACGAATAATCTATTTTTAATCTATTTTCTAAAATAAATGTAGGTGTTTCAATTTTATCACCTTGAAGTGCTTTTTTATTTGGAGTAGCAATATAAACAAATGGAATTCTATCTCCTGAACCTGGTTTGTTACCAGGATCTCTACCTGTAATTCTGTCAGCTAAAACCTTATGAGCAATAGATTGTGGGTTTTTATAACCTGAACGCAATGATTTTGTAATAATAAGTTTATCCATTGCATATTTTTCATCAACTATATTTTGTAGACAACTTTTTAAGAAATCAATTGCCTCTTGAATATTTTGCTTTTTCATTAATATATCAATAATGCCTCCATAAATATCTTTTACAATTGGTGCATTATCACGTCTTTTTAATACAATTCCCATTTCTTTTCTTTTACATTTATTCGGATCTGTTTCATAAAGCATACCAACATATCTTTTTTTTGATAATAAACAAAATGGCATAAATGTTTTTTCATATTCAAAATCATGAGGTTGTTTTAAAAACTTTGCAGATACATCTCCTACTTGTTGAGCTAATTCGATTGTAATTTCTAAAGCTTTTTTGCCGCGAATTGGATTACCATCTAGGTCTTCTAAATTAAATGTATAAAATACGGAATCCGTGTCACCATATATGTATTCTGCTCGCGTTTTAACATTACCATAATGAGTTGTTTCACAAATTTTATTTCCGTAACATTCTTCAATAATTCTTTTACCATATGTTAATAATTTTCTACCCGTTGCGGTTGTACATGCTGCAATATCTTTCTCATAAAATGTGCTTGTTTTCGCACCACATTGTCCATAAAGTGAATTAGCAGTTACTTTATAACCGAGTTGACGTTGATCTAAAACATTCTTCATAAAATCATCACTTTGTAATGGTATTAATTTTCTAGTATCTTTTCTTGCTTTTAAAAGCTCTTTTAAAATTGCTGGCATAATTGCTTCGCCTTCTCCTTCTAAAGGTTGAGCAAATCTACATATTTTATATCCTGACTTAATCTTTTCTGCGGCAGCTTTCGGATGCTTTCTATGGTATCTATATGTATCATATGTTACATCTACATATTCATATCCGGGTAAATTATCATACATATAGGTCCCATTTTCGTTTTTTTCACCCCAATCTTCAATAAGATTTCCTGCCAAATCATATTCTTTTGTCCAAACTTTGCTATCGTGTGATAAATTTTCACTTATCATTGAACTAGGATATAAAGATGCATAATCATTACAGGCAACTGGATTATCTAGATATAAGTCACATTTAGGGTCTAATACAATCGCACCTTCATAACCTTCATCTAATTCACCCTTTTCGATAACAGGCATTAATGTTCTTTTTTCTCTACATTTTTTTGCAATATAACTAGTCAATTTAATACCTTGACCTCTCATAACAAGGAAATTTATTGGTACACTGCAAATTTTTGCCATCTCAATAAACCCTGTGAGAATATCAGATTTATTAAATAGATAATGCACTAGATTACAATCTTGAATACAATATTTAGCAATTACTGCTCTATCATCTGCTGTTCCATTTGTCATTCTAAAAATATCTTTGGGTGTTACATCATCTTTAGCCAAACACCATCTAACTTTTTTTTCAAAATCAGGTTTAACAATTGCATTTACACTAAATACTCCATTTACCTTATCAATTTCTGTAACTAAGTATTTTGCACCATCTTCGTAATAGTCTACAGAATGTCCTATTTCTTCGAAATGAACATAACTACCAACTAATAGACCTGTCATATTAGAAGTTTTTATGTATGTATCATTTGAAGAATACTGAACACTTTTTACAAAGTCACCAATAAAATTACCAGCTACATAATCTAACTTATATGATATTAAATTTGCTTCACGACGATAAAAGTTATATAAATCAACTTGCAAACGACCATTCATTTTAATAAAATGCAAATCATGTTGACCACTTGCAATTTGAATAGTACTTTCTTCTATTTTATATTTACCTGTATTATAACCATTGCTATCTTTTATAGGTGTTCCACATATTTCATCTTTATTGCGTGATAATTTTAAAAACTCTTCCGCACAATCATTTTCTTGGGCACGATTAAACATAAACTGATAATCAAATCCAAATATATTATAACCAATTATGATATCTGGATTTTCTTTTTGAACTAATTTTTGCCAAGCAAGTAGCACTTCTTTTTCTGAACTATAACTTTCTACTATTGAATTTTTAATCGATAATTCAGTGCAACTATTTAATACAATACAATGATTAAAATGCGGATCAATATTACCATAATTCATAAATGTTGACCCAATAAATGTAACCTTGTCACCTTCGAGCTTAGGAAATTTAGAATTCAACGACAAATTTAATTCATTTAATTTTCCTTCTCTTTCAAACTTTTTATCACATATAATGTCAACAATTGTAGCCTTTTTATCAGTATATGTTTTGACATGCATTTTATAATTATCATCTTCATCTTCATCCATAGTCATTTTCTCAAACATTGTTTCTAATGTATTTGCACTGGAATGGTCGTCAGATGTTTTTAAATTTCTTACCTGTGTTTCTAACCAAATTTCACATAGTTTTTGTACTTCTTCTTTTGAAGAGGGTATTTTCTTAGGATAAACTAAATCTATTTGTTCCATTTTTTCATAACCAAATGCAGCTAGAATAATTCTTCTAAGAATATTTTTACATAATTCTTTTGTCATTTCCATTTTTAAATTTTCAAAATATTCAATAATATTTGTAGCCAATTTTTTATAAGTTTTAATTGGAACTGGAAAGTCACCATGACTACTACTTGCCTCAATATCAAAACTCATTATTTTATATGGAACTCTAGTCTCCTTATCATTTAATGGAATAATATTTTTATAATTTGTTTTGAATTCATAATGACAATTTACATTTTTAAATTCACCTTTACTTTCTATTACTTTCTTTTTTGGAATAGCAATCCAACCAGAAGGACTAATATCTCTAATATGAAAGAAACGCAACAAAGGAGGAATATTTGCCTCATAAAGTTTAGTAAATGTATCCTTGAATTTATATCCATCTTTCAATAAAGTATGTCCATTGTTATAATCAGTATACCATATATTTTTTGCTTTATTAAATGCAGTTAAATTTGTAAATTCAATAAATATAAATTTATGCTCTTTTCCACCATCAAAACCATATAATTTTTTTCGTTTTATAATTTTACACTCTGTAATTGATTCCCAATAATATTTTCCCATTTTTTCCTTTAAATGTTCTAAAAACTCTTCTTTCATTTTAATCGTCCAATTATCGTTTACCATAACATAAAAGAATGGCTTATAACCTTCTGCAGTTAATGAATATGTTTTACCATTTTCATCAACTCCAAACATCTGAATAACAAAATTATTAGTATCCTTGTATGTATTTTGTTCGTCATCTGAAGATTCAGATGAAGTATTCTTAGCATTATAAACGTTAAAATCGACAATTCTAAAAATGTGTTCCATTTTGTTAATTAGTTATATTGACTTATATTTATCTTATTTAAAATTAATCAATTTTTTATAAAAATAATTGTGTTTTATTTTGAAAAATTTAAATAAATTATTATAATATTATGTCAAACAATAAACATCAACCAATATATGCTATTGCTGTGTTTAATGATGATAATATTAAAGGTGTTGTTAGATTAACTGAAGATTTAGAAACAAATCAAGTAAGATTGGACATTGGATTAAAAGGGTTAAAACCTAATTCATTACACGGATTTCACGTTCATGAGGCAGGTGATTTAACCGATAAATGCAGTAGCATGTGTTCTCATTTTAATCCTTATGGAAAAAAACATGGATGTCCTGGAATGAAAGAAAGACATGTTGGAGATTTGGGAAATTTAAAAACTAATGCAAAAGGTGAAGCAATTTATACATTTTATGATGATATTATTAAACTTAGAGGAACTAAGTGTAATATAATTGGGAGAGGGTTAATTATTCATGCTGATCCTGATGATTGTGGACAAGGTGGTAATGCAGAAAGTTTAAAAACAGGGAATGCGGGTAAAAGAATAGCTTGCGCTGTTATTGGATATTCAAAAGAGAATTTTAATTGTTAGGGTTTTCATAATAAGCGGAATATAAAAAAACAAATCCAACAAATAAACTTAAGCACGCTGTAATATATTTTACAGATTTTGTTGAAAGAGTGTTTTTATCTCCAGCAACAAGTTTAGAACCTATAAAACTACCTAAAATAATCGTTAATAAAAGAATAAATCCTATTGAAAAATTTATTTGTTTTGATTTATAAAATTCATAAACAGAACCTATTGTTATTGGAAATAAATTTAAAAACAAAATAGCACCTAGATTGCTTTTATAATCGCCTATTTTAAGTAAATCTAAAGCAATTAATATAATTCCTGTCGGCGCTATACCAGTTATACCTAAAAATAATCCTGAAAAAAGTCCTAATATAGTTTCTATTAAAAATTGGTTCATATATTTTTTATTTTATTTTATTTTATATTTATTTTTATTTTTATTTTTTACGTCCATATTTACAATATTGTTTTTGAGAAAACCCACGCGGTGTTTTACAATTAATACTACGTTTATATTTTAAAGACCATTTTCCGCCTCCTCGTTTTAATCTATGTTTTAATGTTTTATTGTGTTTTAAAATTTTCTTATCTTCTTTTATTTTTAAGTTTATCCATTCAACAAACGAATCAATACTTCTGTCTTTATTTTTTACATTACTATCTTCATAATTTTCCATAAAATTCCCTTTATTTGTAATATATCTCATTGTAGGAAAACTATTTGGCTGATTTTTAATATTTTTAACACGCTTAAGAGATTGTATTTCTATATCAACAATAACAATATCATTTTTATTTGCAAAATTTTTTAAAACATGTTGTAATTTTTTCCATTCTGGAAGTGTTGCCATACAAGGACCACAACCTTCCATATGAATTAAAACAAAAATTTTATTTCTATTATTCTCTTGAATTAAGTTATCTAATTTTAAAGATGGATTAATTCTTGTTTCTTTATCCATATTATCATTAGATTTATCTATATGTAAAAACACCATTATATAATATAATTATATAAAATAGAAATTAAATATAAATAAATTATAAATAAATTATAACATTTTTATCACTATAGTATATAATGACAACTTTGACCTATTTATTTATATTAGTATTTTTAATCGGTTTGTATTTTTACTCAAAAAATGCAAATCCTAAATATGCAGAAGGATTTTCAAGTGTTTCCACAACAAGTACTAGATGTCCTAATTTGTTAATTCAAAAAGGTTCTAGATTTTATTTATATAATTCAAGATTAGCTCAAGTTCCTGGAGTTAATCCTGTCGAATTTGATAATTTAGAAGATTATACTGAATTTTTGGATTGGCAAAGAAGTCAAGGAATAAGATGTCCTGTGCTATATTTACAAGAAACATATGATGCACAAGGTAATCGTGTTTATAAGGTTAGACCAAGTGTTTCTGAACCACAAGCAGGTTTACCTCCTTCTATTCTAGCACCAATAGGTGTAGCATCACAACAACAACCTCAATTAATGGAAACAGGATTAGAACCTGTAGGTGAACCTGCTTATCCCAATCCAACCCTTTTAGTTGATGCTACAAGAAATGATCCTCCATATAATACAAATTCTTATCCAGCTTACGACCAAACTAGTTATTATATTGGAACAACAACACCGTTAGATGCTATGAATATTGAACAAAATAAAACAGTAGTAAGTCCAAATCCAATGGATGATAATTGGGGTGGAGTAAACTATACACAAGAATTAGTTAACGAAGGTTATTATAAGGCAAACGAAGTTTCTATTTATATACCATAAATTATAATTTATTTTTGTAATTTTAATGCCCTATATAAAAAATATAATGCAATTACGAAATGAACTCCACTAACTAAATAGTTAGCCAAAAGTTCACTTATTTCTACTGTCATTTTTGCACCAAAGTATGAAAAACATAAGTAAAATAATACATATACAATGCCTAATTTTATGTTTGCATAACCTTGTTTATAATATTTGTATACTGCAGGCCAACTTGCTGGTGAAGCAACTAGTGTTGTTCCTATTGCAGATTTAGCATTTGGAACTAAATCTAAAAGTAAATATCCTGGAAGTGCTAAAGTAGTAACACCTAATCCTAAACCTCCACCAAAAACACCCGAAACTGCACCTAAAATAGCTGTTAAAATATATTTTGTTATATTATTCATTATATTATTTAATAATATAATTAATATTTGCAAATTTTTATTATGAAGTTTTATCTACAAATTTCATAACAGTATTTAATGCTGTTTTTGCTGCATTCATATCTGCTAATTGTTTTATTGCGGCTGATGGATTATTACTATCTACAGAAAGAGTAGTTTGTAACATTAAACTATTAATCAAATCATCTAAATTTAAAATAGCATTTTCATAATCTGAACGATATTTGCTAACTAAAAATGTATCCTGAAGTTTTATATTAGCAGCTTTTAACGTAGCACCATACGCAGAGGCATTTCCAGCAATGCCATTTGATGTTGGTGTAACAGCGCTTGCACTGGCTGGAGCATTTGATGTTGTCATGCCTTCTTTATAGCTAAAGTTGAAATTTCTAAATAAAATATATACTATAAAACATATAAATATAAATAAAAACAAATTCATTAATTCTTTCTTCATATAATATATTTTTATTTTTTCAATAGAAACTTTACAATATTTGCTATACTAGTTTTGTTTATTTTTCTAATTTGTCCTTTTGTATTTGTCGATGTTATATCTTTTAAACAATCATTATTATTCTCTATTTCCTTTATTAAATTTGGCAAAGTTTTATACTTTTCCATAATTGCCAATGCTGTTACAGAACTTATTCCTGGAATTTGACATAACATGATTTCTCCAATATTGTCGGGCGTAATATTTTCTTTCTTTACTTTTTTAATAACATTAACATATTCTTTTTCACTTTGTTCTAAAGTCTCTGAATTATTTCCTCCTTCCATTTCAGGTTCAACAATTGATTGTGGATTTTGATAAAATGGTTTTTTCCCTGACGTAATTCCTTTTTCTAATTTATAAGCCATATTACAAATAATCGTAGCAGATTCTTCTAAAGAAAATGACCTAAAAACTGAAAAACCTTTATAATAATTTAGAGAAAACATTGCAGAATATAATGTCAATTTTTCTAAAGTATCGTCTGACTTAAAACGATTTATGCGTATTGATCTGCTTAGGTCACCTTCAACTAAATATATAATGTTATGATTATGATGATTTAAACCATTAAGTCTATATGACTGTTCTTCATATCTACCATCTTTAATACTTGATAACAAATCGGGTAAAGATTTTCTCTCTATTATAATCTTATCTTCCGAATCATCTGAAATAATTATATCGCCGATAGGTAGAGTTTCTGATTTTACTGACAGCGATTTAAAAATTGGAACATTTATTATATGCTGATTAATTTGTTGAAGAAGATTTGTCTCGCGAGTATCAATTTTAATAATCATAAATAATTTAATAATATGTTATTAAATCATTTTACAGAATAAATAGTTTTTAAAAAACTACTAAAAGTAAAAATAATATATAAATAATGTTATTAACCCATATTTCCACCAATTGTAGCTCTGTATCCAGTTTGTTGTACTTGAACAGTTCTGTTGGGAATACAAAATCTAGGAATACTTTGTGGCGCAGCAATCAAGTAAGGTTGAGATGACAAGAACCAACCTACACGAGGAGCTATACCTGCCTTTTTTGGGCCGCCGCACACGTTAGTGCGCGATACAATTGAAGCCTGATTACGGGCATTGCGTGATCCGCTCATATACACCATTAATATAATATAGAATAATATTTTATTTTTACTAATTATGATAATAAATTTTTATTATAATTTATACTATTCTTCTTCTAAATATTTCCAAATAAATCCTCCAGCAGTTTTTCTATTATTTTTTAAAACACCTGCTATATTAGATTTTCCTATATTTAATTCTTTTGATGCTTTTGTAATAGATTCAAATTCATTAATTTTTTTCATTTCTAAATTATATTGTAAAATTGTTCTTTTGTAATTATTTCCTAAACCACAATTAAATTTATGTATTTGATTTTCTTTATTTGTTACCCATTCTAAATTTTCAACCGAATTGTTTAACTTATTTCCATCAATATGATTAACTTGTTCTTTATTTTCAGGATTTTCAATAAACGCTAAAGCAATTAGTCTGTGTAAAGCATATGTTTTATTGTAAATATAAACTCTAATGTATCCATTTTCATTAACTTTATAATTATCCATAATTATTCCCGTGCTATTTTTAAATCTTCCTAAATTAGAAACTAAATATTTTTTATATTCCATATTAACATTGTCTAAAATAACTTCTTTCCATATTTCATTTTCTAAATCATTATTTTTATTTTCATATTCCCATTTAAATTTATAAGCTAATTTTGATAAACCATTTAAGCAATTTCCTATGGCATTTCTACCATTATGAACTGTTTTAGTATATCCATTATTAAAAGCCCAAGTACCAGCTAACTCAATTGAACCATACCTTTCGATTAGCTCATTTGTATCTGGATTTACTCTTATAACTTCTTTATTTTTATTGCAAGTAATTTTAATACCTTGACATCTATGTATGTTATTTTCTTTACGTGTCATCCATTCTAAATTTGTTAAATTATTATTTAATTTGTTTTTGTCTTTATGATTTACTTCTAATTTATTTTCTGGATTAGAAATAAAAGCTAACGCAACTAGACGATGCACTTTTAATGTTTTTGCACAATTTACATTTGTTAAAGAAATATGGTAATAACCTCCTTTTAAATTATTTTTTAAATTTTTTTTTGTTATATTATTCTTAATATTACCAAAATTGCTTACACTATAAATTGGGAAATCTGTAATTGGACGCCACTCTTCCATATTGGTATATATAATATACCATCCTATTTCTAATATATTTCAATTTTATTATTTATAAAAGATATAAAGTCATATTGATAGTTATAATATACAAATGACAGAACCTAAATTAGCACACGACGACGATATTATTAAAACCGAAGATGGACTAATATTTAATCCTTATAATCCTCTAAATGTTAAGATTACATTGAATGATGTTCAATCTATTCTTTCCAAATATGGACTACCCAAAACAGTATTTAATATTGCACTTTATGAAAGAGCTTTTGTTCATCGCTCTTACACTAAACGTCCTAATTTTGAAAATATTCAGCAGAATATTACCATTGTAGAAAGACCGTCAGATTGTATGCCATTAAGTAGCAAATCTAATGAGAGATTAGAATTTTTAGGTGACGGTGTATTGGAATGTGTTACTAAATATTTGCTTTATAGACGTTTCCCTAAAGCGGATGAAGGATTTATGACTGAAAAGAAAATTGCTATTGTAAAAAATGAAGCTATCGGAAAAATCGCTCTAGAAATGGGATTATATAAATGGCTCATTCTCTCGAAACACGCGGAAGAGAAAAAAATTAGAACAAATTTAAAGAAATTAGGCTGTTTATTTGAATCATTTGTTGGTGCATTATTCTTAGATTTTAATAAAATAGAAGTTAAAGATGAAGAAAATTGGTTTCAAAGTATGTTTGTTACTGGACCTGGTTTTCAAATGGCACAAAAATTTATTGAAAATGTATTTGAACAGCATATAGATTGGACTGCTCTTATTCAAAATGATGATAATTATAAAAATATATTACAGGTTAAAATTCAAAAGGAATTTAAGGTTACTCCACATTATCTAGAAATTGAACATGATTTAGAATTAGGATATAAAATGGGTGTATATTTATGTTTAGGTCAACCTATTTATAATTTGACACATAATGATGCAGTTGATATTTCTTTTTTTAAGAATTTTGCTGCAATTCAGGAATTAATGGCAAATAATGGCAAAGCATTTATATTTATGGGTGAAGGACAACATAAAATTAAACGCAAGGCAGAGCAAATTGCGTGTAATGAAGCATTAAACTTTCTTAATATTGATGATAAATAAATTTAGAATTTTCTTTGTTTTTTACTTTTTCTATATTTTTTAGTTTTACTTTTGCCACCTCTTTCATTTTGACTTATAAATTTTATTTTAGAAATATAATTTGTTAACCCTAGTAAATTTCTTATTGCATTAATTGAAATACTTCTTTGTTGAAGAGGTTCTGTATTTATTTTGTTATTTTGCATATATAATTCAAAAATATATCTATGTTTACCAGATTTTGGTGGAGGAGTAGGACCTTTATAAGAAAATATTGTCTCACCATTATTTATATTATTTTCACTTATATTTGTTACTAACCAATGTACAAAACTTCCAACTACAGCATCTGGATCATACATAATTAATGTATAGTATTTATCAGAATTTAAATTTAATTTAACTTCTGGTTTTGTTTGTCTTTCAATAGGTTTAACAATTTCATTATTTCTTATTTTTTTATTATTATAATAAATTTCCATTTCTCTCTATATTTTATAAATATAAATAATATTCAATACATAAAATTATAAAAATTTATATATTCAAATTATATAATGAATCCTTTAGCTGCATTGAAAGAAAAATTAATGATAAAACCAAATGTTGAAGAGAGAGAAAGAGTTGCTGTTGTAATTAAAGGGGTTAAAAAAACTACTAAATCTGAAGCACCTAAAAAGAAAAAAGAACAGGAAGAAGGAGAAGTAAGTGAACAAGGACAACTAAGTGACGAAGGACAACTAAGTGACGAAGGACAAGTAAGTGAAGAAGAAAAGGATAAACAAGAAGTTGAGGAAACTGAAGCACAAGCTAAACAAGTTGGACCTGTAATTGTAGATGAAACGCAACGAGGTTTTGACCGCAATGAACTTCTAAAAAAATTGACTGAAAATAAAAAACTTAAAGTTACAATGCAACCAGTGTTAAAAATTTCTGAAGAGAAAAAGGCGTCTGAACCTGTTCCTTTACCTGCTTCATCTAGCAAAGTAAAAAAATTAGATATGAATAAACCTTTAGTTCTCAATGAAGAAGCAGATGAAGATTCTGATAGTTCTCAAGGTGCATATGTTATGCCAGTTAAAAAGAAGGTTGTTTTTCAAGAATTAGAAGAAGGAGAGAAGGAAAAAGAAGCTATACCTATTAAAGTTCCAAAAAAGAAAAAGAGAATTACAGAAAAACCTGAAAAGGGTGTAGCATTATTAGGCCCTGAAACTTTAGTTCAATTTGGAGACACCGATTTAAGAAAACGTATTCCCAAAAAGAGAGAACAAGTTTTAATTAAGGCTTCTTCTTATTTTATGAATAATAGAGAGAAATTTGTCGATTTCATTAATTCATTATTCAGTCGTTATCGTGATGAAATAGCAGAAAATAAGGATAGTATTTCATGTGATACTATTGGTAAAACTTCTACTAATTTCTCTCTATTAACTCATCAAAAAATTGTCCGTGACTATATGAACATCTTTACACCGTATCGTGGATTACTTTTGTACCATGGTTTAGGGTCGGGTAAATGTCACGCAAAAGATACTCCTATAATGATGTCAGATGGAACTATTAAACTTGTTCAAGATATTCAACCAGGAGAACTATTAATGGGTGATGACTCAAAACCGCGCAAAGTTCTCTCTTTAGCAAGAGGTAAAGACAAAATGTATGATATTATTCCTGTTAAAGGAGAGAAATATAGAGTTAATCAAGAACATATTTTATGTTTACGTGCTTCTGGATTTCCCAAATTATGCAAAAATAATCACAAATCTAATATTAACTATAATATACAATGGATTGAAAACAATAAGTTTCAATCAAAAACATTTACTTTTAAAACATTAAAGGATAATGAACAGCAAATAAAAATAGAAGCAGAAAGATTTTATGAAAAAATAATAAATAATAATCAAACAAATGATAATATTATTGAAATTGCAGTTAAGGATTATACAAAATTATCAGAAAAGAAAAGAAAAATTTTGAAAGGATACAAGGTTCCAATTGATTTTCCAGAAAAAGAATTACCAATTGATCCATATATGATTGGTTATTGGTTAGGGGATGGCACTAGTTATACATCAGAAATAACAAGTCAAGATTCTACTGTATTGTATTATTTTGCAAAAAATCTACCAAAATATAACTTGTTATTATCACATAGAAATAAATATACTTATGGAATTACTGGAAATGGAAAGTACTATAACAATGTGTTTTTAAATACGTTAAAAGATTTAAATATGATAAATAACAAACATATTCCTTTAATTTATAAATGTAATTCGAGAGAAAATAGATTAAAATTGTTAGCAGGTTTATTAGATAGTGATGGAAATTTATTCAATGGTTCATTTGAATTTACACAAAAAAATGAACGTCTGATGGATGATGTTATTTATTTGGCTAGAAGTTTAGGATTTATGTGTTATAAGTCAATAAAAGAAACATCATGGACATATAAGGGTGCAAAGAATTATGGAACATCATTTAGAATTTGTATAAACGGTAGTGGTATTGAAGAAATACCTACTAAAATACCAAGAAAAAAGGCAGAACCAAGAAAAAAGGCAGAACCAAGAAAACAAATCAAAGATGTTTTGGTTACAGGAATTAAAGTTCAATATGTAAATGAAGACGAATATTATGGATTTATGATAGATGAAAATTGTAGATATGTTATGGGTGACTTTACTGTAACACATAATACGGCAACATCAATAGCAATCGCTGAGGGAATGAAAGATACCAAACGAGTTATCATAATGACGCCGGCCTCTTTAAGAGCAAATTATATTGAAGAACTTAAAAAAGCAGGTGATTTGCTTTATAAAAGAAATCAATATTGGGAATGGATTTCTACAGTTGATCATCCTGAGGCACTAAAAACAATTTCTGCCTTATTAAATTTACCGCAAGAATATATTCGAAAACACGGTGGAGCATTCTTTATTAATATAAAGAAACCTTCTAACTATGATACACTTAATGATAGAGAAAGAAAAGTTTTAGAAGAACAATTGAATGAAATGATTAGACAAAAATATATGTTTATCAATTATAATGGTTTGCGTGCAAAAAAATTAGCCGAAATGACTGCAAATTTTAGTATTAATATTTTTGATAATGCAGTTGTAATTATAGATGAAGCACATAATTTAATTAGTAGAATTGTAAATAAATTGAAGAGAGAAAAACATATTACAGGGGAAGAGAAAAGAAAGAAAAGGAAAGAAGAAAGCGAAGAAAAAGAAGGTGAAACAAAGGAAGAAAAAGAAAGCTTATTTGGAGAGCAAACTCCTCTTAATTTGGCTAGTAAATTGTATTATATGTTATTAAGAGCAAAAAACTCGCGCATTGTATTATTATCTGGTACACCTGTTATTAATTATCCTAATGAATTTGCAATTTTATTTAATATTTTGAGAGGATATATTAAAACCTGGAAAATACCTTTAGTAGTTAATACAAGAAATAAAATCGATAGACAAACACTTTTAGAAATGTTAAGTGGAGAGAAAACAATGGATTACCTAGATTATTCGCCTTCTAGTAAAATTTTAACTATTACAAGAAATCCGTTCGGATTTAAGAATAAGATTAAAAAGGAAGAAGGATATAAGGGTGTTTCAAATGTTAAAAAATATGATAGTGGAGAAGTTACAATTGATACAGAATTTATTTCTGATGAAGATTTTGAGAGAAAAATAATAAACATTTTAAAAAGAAATGATATTGATGTAGTTCCACAAGGCATTGAAGTTATGAATAGAAAGGCATTGCCTGATGATTTGAATACTTTTTGTGCGAGGTATATTAATGATAGTGATAAAAGTTTGAAAAACGTTGATGCTTTAAAAAGGCGCATTTTAGGATTATCATCCTATTTTAGAAGTGCACAAGAAAGTTTATTACCAAGATATAATAAACAACTAGGTGTTGATTATCATGTAGTTAGAATTTCAATGAGTGATACCCAATTTAGAATTTATGAAGGTGCACGTGCAGTGGAGAGAGAATTAGAAAAAAAACAAAAAAAAGGACCACAATCAGAAGTTAGTGAATTGTTTGAAGAAAAATCTTCTACTTATCGTATTTTTTCTCGTCTATTTTGTAATTTTGTTATGCCAGAAAGACCTACACCTGGAGAGTTTAGAATGGCAAGAAATTTAAAACGAGCAGGAGAACAAATGAGAGTAGAGTTTGTGTTTATAAAATTAAAAGAACAAATGGAACCTTTATTTTCAATTTTGAATCAAATTGAAGATTATAGTGAAAGACGTAATTGGGAAATAAAATTTGATAATGATTTGCGTTCTTATGTTAAAGATACGATTGATGCTAAAAAAAAGGGAAAACAGCCTTCTGATAAAAAATATAAACAAATTTTAGAGGATATTCAAAAAGTAGAAAAAATTATTTTAACGATAAAGAAGAAAAAGAAAATTAGTGAAAAAGAAGTTGAAGAAAGTATTAGTAAAAGATTAGAAACTTTTAATTTTGAAGAAGCCTTATTAGAATCTGAAGACAACCTAAAAGAAGAAGAAGAAGAAGAAATTTCTAAAAAAGATCAAGAAACTCTATCAGCTTTGTTAAAGGAAGCAAGAAAAGAAGAAAATAAACAAGATGTTGAAGATGAACGTGAAGGTGAAATTGAAGCTGATGAAATTCTTGAAAAAATTGGAGGTGAAACTTATGTAGAAAAACTAAATAGAGCAATTCTTGATATTAAAGAACATTCAAACGATTTTTTAACACCTGAGGCTCTTGAAACTTACAGTCCTAAGTTTTTACATATTCTTGAAAATATTCAAGATCCAGAAAATATTGGACTACATTTAGTATATACACAATTTAGAACTGCTGAAGGTATTGGACTTTTTAGTTTGGTTCTTGAAAAAAATGGGTTTGCCAGATTTAAAATTAAAAAAAATTCTCTCGGAGGGTGGGAAATAAATATTTCTGAAGTGGATGAAGGAAAACCAACTTTTGCTTTATATACTGGAACAGAAACAGCAGAAGAAAAAGAAATAATGAGACATATTTATAACGGTGAATGGGATGATATTCCTGATAGTATAGGTAGTGTATTAAAATCTAAGTATCATAATAATAATATGGGTGAGGTTATCAAAGTTTTTATGATAACTTCATCAGGTTCTGAAGGTATAAATTTGAGAAATACACGTTTTGTTCATATTATGGAACCTTATTGGCATCCTGTGCGTTTAGAACAAGTTATTGGACGTGCTAGACGTATTTGTAGTCACAAAGATTTACCAAAATCATTGCAAACTGTAGAAGTATTCGTTTACTTAATGATATTTTCAGAAGCTCAACTTAAATCAGACGAAGCAATAGAATTAAAAAGAAAAGATTTAAGCAAGGCAATTCCTAAAGTTCCAATTACAAGTGACCAATATTTGTATGAGATTTCTGAAATAAAAGCAAATTTGACTTCTCAACTGACAGAAGCTGTAAAAGAAACAGCGTTTGATTGCTATATTTATTCTAATGGAAAATGTGTTAATTTTACTAATCCTACAAATGATAAATTTTCGTATGTTCCTGATTTTGCCGAGCAACAAAATGATACTACAGTTAAAGCAAATAAAGTTGCTATAGAGTGGGCTGCAAGTGAACTTACAATTGAAGGAGTTACTTATGCAGCTAGAAGAGTAAGTGATATAGCATTCGAACTTTATGATTTGAATACTTATAAAAGAGCATTACAAGATCCAGATATTCAACCTTTAAAAGTAGGAACATACGAGTTAAATGAGCGCGGAGAAAGAGTTTTAAAACTACTAGTAACATAATGAAATTAATGTTTCTATGATATATTTTTCTTCTTCTGTAAAATTATTATTATAATCATTAATTCCTTCTGCCAAAGAAACAATTGATTTATCGTAACATTTATCATAAAATTTTTTAAATACCTTTAATAATTTAGGTGCGCTCTTTTTTTTTAAAACCAAAAATCGCAAACCGTACATTTTCATTTTGTATTTGCTATAATTAATATCTATTGAGATAGACACATTTAATAAACCTAAAATTATGATAATAATTATAATGATATTCATTATTATAATTATTATTTTCTTTTTTAATTTATTTTACCATCAAATAAATTAAAAAATTATTCAATTTTTATTTATTAAAATATTTATAACCTTATCTAGTTTGCTGTTTACTATTTTAAGTTCATTTTCTAAATAAGTTATTCTATCTTCATTTGTATTTTTAATAGATATATTTTCTTCTAATGTAAGTGCAATATTATCTTCATTTTCTTTTGTTTGTTCTAGTTGGTTAACTTTTTTTAATTTTTGAAATAAATTTGTTTCCAATTCATTATCCTGAAATGTTATAGAATTGATTTCTTCATTATCTCCCCAACTAACATTTTTTTTTGATGGACTTTCATTCAGCGTATTAATATATTTTGATTTACTATAATTTTGATTTTGTTGAGTGAAATCTTCACTATTCTCACTTGTTATTTTTTCATTTTTAATAGATGTTTCTTGAGGTTTTAACCAATTATTAGTATTATTTATATCCGAGTTATAAATTCTATTTATTTGTTCAACTTCATAATTTCTTTTTGCAGTCATTTCTTTTATAATTCTATCCATTTCTAATATAGGAGTTTCTTTATATTTCTCTGTAAAATCAGGAACTTCTGGAACTTTCATTGTAATAGAGTTAGTGAATTCTTCTTGGCGTTTTACTAAGTCTTTTTCAAATTGTGACTTTTTATCATTATGTATTTCTTCATATGTTACTAATTCTTTTGCAGGAGCTTCATCAAATATTTTTATTTTATTATGTGTTTTTTGTGGTAGTAAATTAGTTTTTATAAAATTTAATATAAGCATAATATATTTTTTATTTATTTCTATTAAATTAGTTGATTTTTTTCTCTCAACTTCAAAAAATCCAGTAATATTGTTTATAAAGATTTCAGATACAGTGATTTGATTTTCTTTTGGTAAAAATTTAAAAATATCTTCATCACTTATTACATCCCATAATGTAGAGACATTTGTTTTTTTTAAAAATTCTGAATTATTCATAATTATTAATATATAAAATAATATTTATATATTAATAATTTATTAATTATAATAAAAATTGATATAAAAATCATTATAAAAATATGAAAACAAATAAATATCGATTATACTATTAAATGACAGAATTTTCTAACTATATTAAGAGATCTAGATCTATTCATGCCCCTTTTCAAGACCTTTATGAGAGAACTAATTCTATACAATATATATTAAAAGATGAAAAAATTGATGAAGAATTGGATGAAGAATTTGAAAATATAAAATATTCATTTGGAACAATTAATTTAAATGATCATATTGACGAAAAAGAATACGCAGGACCAACTAACGAAAGCAATTGGGTAGTAAAAGGTAAACTTATTGTAGGTGCATATCCTGGATATGTTAATGATGTAGAAAATGAAGAAACGTTAACAAAAATATTAAATTGCGGTGTGAGTATATTTGTTTGTTTACAAGAAGAATATGACAATAACATTTCTGATGAAAATTGGAAAAATCTTATTGGATTAAGACCGTATTTTAAAGATGTTGAAAAAATGATTTATAATAAAGAACAATATCCTAAACTTACTAGTTGTGTTACAAAAGTGTCACTAATTCATGAAAAAATTAAAGATTGTGATATAATTGACGATACTGTAACACTTTCACTTGCTAAAAAACTTGTAAAAGCGATTTATGATGGTGAAATTATATATTTACATTGTTGGGGGGGACACGGAAGAACAGGTGTAATCGTGTCTATTATGTTTCATTTGATGTATAAACTTAGTGCTGGTAAATCTATGTATTTATGTCAAAAATTGCATGATACACGGGAAAACGATTTAGAGGTTTGTTCACCGCAAACAATAAAACAACGTTTGCAAGTTACAAGAATAATTACAAAATTATTAAGTAAATTACAGTGAATCATTAAAATAAATACGTCTAAATTTATTCATATATTCATCCTTTAGAATATGGGTTTTTAAATAGTGTTCTGTAACTTTATCTTCTAACATATGAACTATGAAAAAGAGTGAATATATTCCACATTCTGTGTTTCCATATTGATGTTCTATGCCTTGATTACTATCAAACTTAATTTTTATTTTAGGAGATAAATTTAATCCTTGTTCTTCTATGCGTTTAACAAGTGTCATTATTTCACTTGTTGGCTCATCTCCAGTACTATCGAAAAAGAATATTTTTTTCTTTTTTATATTAATAAACATTGAAATCCAATGTTGTCCAGGTTTATTATGAGGGTCGGTATTAAATATTATACCGATTTTTGTTTTTCCATTTTTTATTTGTTCTTTAAGACTGAAATTACATAATTCATCCCAAACGCATTCACCGTATAATTTTCTTGTATCAAAATCAATTGGACTAGGACCAATAAAATCGAAACATTTATATGCTTTTTCATATTGTTTCATAACATTTATAATATCAATACTTGACAACCATTCATTTGGATTTTTTTTCCATTCTGGAGGAGATTCTGGAGCAAATGAATCTGCCATATCGCTTTCAATTGGACCAAATTCCGCTTTTTGTTTTATCCAACACGATTCTTTATTACAAATACCCTTTAAGTATTCGCTTATTAAACGGTGAATTTCCTTAGGAGAATTAGTTTTTATTTTTACATCCGGATGTCTTGCGTTCCACAGGTCACGTAATTTATAAAGCGATTTATTTGTATAACATGAAAAATGATTTATTTCACCTTTTGGTTTTGGACTGCAATTTACCTTTTTTAGTTTTATTGATTTATTATGATGATCGTTATATTTATTATTTTTGTAACTTGATTTATAATCCCCGCCAATATGAAAATTTCCTTTCATTTTTAGCGTTTTTGTGTTACTGTTTCTTATTTTATTTTTTTTTATTTTGGTCTTCATAAATATTAGTGATATTATTCTTTTTTATTCCTTTAGTTTTTAATTGCGGATCATTTAAATTTATTTCCTTTTGTTTTGGTAGTACAAGTTCTTCTTTCTTTTTAGTACGTGTTTTTGTAATATATTTATCTAAAGTAGGAACATCTAATTTAATTGAACGCGTTAGCAATAAATCAAGTTCTAAATTATCAGGTTTTGTATTTTTAATATTATTAGATGAACTGTCTATACAAGTATTGTTGGAACTATCCAGAGAGAATATAATATCTTTGTATTCTGATTGGATTATGTCATTATTATCAATTGTCTTAAAGTACTGTATAGACGTAGTCATAAAATTATCATATGCATATTTTACGTCAGGTGATAAATCTTCTGGTTTATTACCATTTATGATTTCCTTAAATAGATTAAATATTCTTTTACGATAAAATTTTCTCTCTTCATTGTTTATTTGTTTTGCTTTTTTAGTCCTAATTTGGTTGTTATACATTTGTTTGTTTAGTAAACAATCTAATGTTATTTGATTTACAAATGCTTCTGACATATAATATTTAATTTATATTTTTTATATAACATAACCTAATTTCTAAATTCCTAGGTAGTTGTCTTATATAATATATTTCACAATAAATGCCTAGGCATTTATTATATAAAAAAATTGATTTAAACATAAGTAATAATATATTAATTATTAGATATCAAAATGACTATTTACTCTCAAGATTATCTTACTAATAAAATTAATTTGTTTTATGAAAAAAAAAGTTATTGTAAAAAGGTTTTAAAAAAAATTATTCGTAAAATGATCAATGAATGTAGATATGATAATGGAGAAAGTTTAGAAAGACATAATTGGGGAGACCAACCAAAAAAACTAAAATATATTCCAAAAAATAGGGAAGATGTTGCTTATGAAAAAAAATTATTAGAAGCATTGTCAAGAAATGAGATTGAATGTATAGACTATTATATTAATGAAGTTTGTTGGGGAGACCCACAATCAGGTAAAAGATTACATTCTTGTATAATTATGTGGTTCTCTGTCTTTATTTTAAGAAGACCAGTATTATATATTTTTAGAAATTTAGACATTGATAAACAACAACTAAAAGATGATATACGAGGCACAGAGGCTTATAATTTTAATATTAAATACATAAAAAAAATTTTTGATAAGATGAATGCAGAAATGAATGAAATATATGATAATGAGGAATATAAACAATATAAATTGCCCGAATTGATAGATATTGATAATACTGACATAATAAATAAATTGTCAAACCGAGAGACAATGAATCCAGGTGAAGTTTATTGTTGTTTAATGAATGATACTCAACTAGAAAGAATCAACCAGGCATTTACTGAATACATATATAACTGTGAAGAATTGGTTCATATAACATTATTAGTGGATGAAGCAGATTTAATGGCTCCTACAGCCAGAAATGATAGGACTACTACAAGCAAAAAAGAAACAAATACTGCGTGCGAAAAATTATTATCAAAAATATATAAAAAGGTAAAATACTCATTAAGAATAACTGGAACTGTGTTAAGTTTATTACCTAATATTACTACAAAAATATCAGATGGCGAATATGTTGAAATTAAAACTTCACAAATTCATAAAATGAAAAGACATGATGATTATTATGGAATTATGAATAATAGGATAAATATATTGACTGAAGAAATATTACCAGAATTTATTGATTTAAGCGAACAAGAACTCAAGGATAAAGAAAACGAAGGTATCACCGTGAGAAAACCGTTAGTTAGTGAATTTTGGAATGAATTTAATACGACACCAAGCGGCAGAAAAATAAAAAAAAAATATTCACAAAATCACAATTATATGTTTAATATTAAACCTATATTACAAAAAATAATCAATAGAGATATATCAACTTCGCAATATCTATATAATTCTGTTCTAATATCAGAAGATAAATATAAAGAAAATCAATTTAATATAGTTGAGAAAATTTTAATAGATTTTAAAGATATATTTGTTATTCTCTTTCACGGTGACTGTTTAAGGTTATATTTATCAAAAAAATACGAACAAGAAATTTTACATTGGTCGAAAAATGAAAAGAGATTAGATAGTATAAAAGGTGTTCACGGTTCATCTGTAAACATAGAAAATGATAAAGAATTACCAAATAATTATTGCTATTTTGATATTAATGTTAAAAAAAGGCAGAACCTTAAAGTTTTTACAATTAAACAAGTTTATAAGTTATTAGCTACATTATTTATTGAAAGTAAAATACATATTACATGTAAAACAGTTATAACTATATCTGGTAAATACGCCGATAGAGGATATTCATTTACAAGTGATGATTATAGTAAATATATATTTCATTTAACAGACCAAATATACTTTTCTCATTCTGGAATTATAGGCACTAATTTAGCACAAAATTTAAGAATTCAATTAAAATCAAACGATATAAATTTAAAAAATGGAAGCTTTGGTTTGACTTTATGGACTACTAATGAATGTAAAAAATATATTGAAAAATATGTATCTTTTATGAAAAAGATTGAAGAAAAATCCATGGATTGTAAAGGGTGGGATAGTATTAGAGGTTTAATCGAAGAATTAAAAATTACTGGAGATTCTAATTTTATTAATAAATTAGATACACCGAATAAAATGAGAAATTTAGAAGTTGCAAGCGATTATGATAAAAATATAAAAGGGTATTATATTGGATATATTGAAGAAGGAAGTCAAGATCATGATATTTATGAATGGTGTAAAGAAAATAAATATCCTAATTTTAATTGCATTAATGAAATACATAGAGACAATAAAACTGTTTTTATACAAAAATATGGAGAGAAAAAAATACATTTTGAACCAATTTATGCTGATACATTTGATGAAGCGTTGCAAAAGTGTAATAAATGGTGTCAAGAAAATAGCATAGAACCACCAGACGAAAATTGGATTAATAAGAGAAATATAAACAAAAAAGATGGTGTATATATGGAAAACATCGGTTTTCGTGAAGAAAATTGGAAACAAATGTTTGTAAGAGATATTAAAAACAATAAAAACAAATTAAAGGATGTGAGAAAAAGAAGATTTTATGTTGTTTATAGTGATAATTATGGTGATAATTATGGTGATAACGATAAACGAATATGTATAGCAATAAGATACATAATACCTAATGAAGCAAACATTTTACCTTCAAATACAAACGATTATAAAAAAATACCCTACATAGAAGATGGTGAGGATATTTTATATACGGCTATTTTGGAACCTGAAATTGAATTACCAGAAGTATATTATTTTAAAACTCCAGAAGGAAAACTTTATTTACATGATCCTTTTAATAAACACAGTTCGCTAAATGTATTATCGTATGAAAGTGAACAAGAAACCGAACAAGAAACCGAACAAGTTTTAGAAGAAAATGTTATAATTGAACAATCAAGTAACTGTGATGTTCGGTTATTTGTAGATAATTGTTGTAAAAATCCAGAACCTGAAAATTTACGTATGGGAATAAGAGAAATTTATAAAATTTATACAAATTGGTGTTCAATTCAAAATAAAAAATGTTTAAAAGAAAACGATTTTAAATGCGAATTTGAAAAATGTGGTATAAATGACGACGGACGTAAAGGACTTGATATAAACAATAAATCTGGTAAAAGAGGCTATAATATTATGGTTAAAATATAATAAAATTACTTAAAATCTTTACATTTACTTTTTACTATGGAAAAATATATTATTACTTCTTTTTTATATAAAAAAAATAATGATATAAATTATATTTTTGAATATATTAAACAAAGGTATAATTCAAAAGTAGAAATAAATAATATTAAGATAATATTAAAAAAATATATTAAACTTCAAATCATTTCAGTAATAAATGTCAATTATACTTTAACTGTAGAAGGAAATATTATATTAATGCAATACGAAAAATATTATGCAAGAATTATTAGAGAATTTTTTATAAAACATTTTAGATTAAATAAAAGAAAATATTGTCTCAAAGAAATTAGAATAGAACAAAAAAATTTAAGAAATTATTTATTACATAATAAAATTAATGCATGTATTATATGTGACAAAAATTTACCGTCATGTTTATTAGAAACCGCACATTTAAAACCAAGATATTTATTGACTTATACTGAAAAAATGGATATAAATGTTGCAGAATTTATGTGTAGATACTGCCATAATTTATATGACAATGGAATTTTGGGAGTTTGTAATGGATTATTATGTGTTTCTCCTTTAATAAGTGAAAATAAATATGATTTAGATTATTCAACAAATAAAAAGATACTGTGTTATAATGAACGTAATGAAAAATATTTTAATTATCATTATATAAATATTTTCAATAAAAATACTTACAATTAAAATATTTACAATAAAAATATTTATAATAATTATTAGTATAAATATTATAAATTTAACATGTTTGTTTTGTCATATCTCGTACTTGAGCTCTTGTGCTATTTAAAAAAATTTGAGATCCAACTAATTCTGGTTCTGGATTAGGATTAAAATGTGAAAATGTATCTCTTTGAAATAATAATTCGTGTGGGTTTGCTTGTTTAGTTGAGTTAAATTTATATTGATATAAATCACTATTACTATTAGGAACATAAACAGCTTGACTGCATTTTTGAAGTGCATATATTTGGTTTCTTAGTTCTGATTCTTTATTTATATTAGATGCAAATCCTGACCAGGGAGAAGTTGTATTACCTGGATTAAATACAGTCTGAACGTTATACGTTGGTTGTTGTTTTAATGGAACACTAATTCGACTTCTAGGATCAACTATAGGTAAATAAGAATATTTTGTTAAAACAGGTCGGACGTCTAAATAAGGTTGTAACATTTGGGAAGGAATATTTCTATCATAAATCCTTCTATTTGTTTGTTCTTGTATTTTAGAGTTACATTCAGATTGATTTTGATTATTCATTTTATAATATAAATATACTTTATTTTTATTTATAAAATGAATTAAATATTTAATTCATCAATAAAATACTTTATTTATTCGTTTTGCTGGATAATACTATTATCAAGACCTTCTTCATGCACGCCTGGTTCTTTAGTACTAAAATCATCATTCATAGATATATCTGAAAGATCCATATTTTTTTTAATTTCATTTAATAAAGTATCATAATTTTCTATTTTTTTATTCAGTTCTCTAATTGCTCCAATATATACTTCCATATTTTTTATATTTTTCATAAAATCTGCGCAAGTTCTTACATTTAAAGGGTTTGCGCACATAAATCCCCATTCGTAAATTGGTTTCTTTTCAATCATATCTTTTACTTGTGAGCAAGTTTGAGCCTCATTATTACATCCTTTTTGTTTACACTCATTAATACAATTCATTTTTTGCTCAGCTATATTTTTCATAATATCATCCATTTTTTGTTCTATATCTTTTAATGGTTGCACAATTTGCATAAATTCTGTTGCCATTATTTGTTTATGTTCTCCTATCATAGGTCCTTGGGCTTGTGTTCTGTTTCTTAATCCAAACGTATTTTGAAATCCTTTTACCGGATTATATCCACTTGGAAATAAAACACCCCCTTTTCTATTTTTTTTACTAAATTTTTTAGAAACTCTTTTTTTATATTTACGCGTATGTTTCATTTTGCCTATATATATTAATTTATATAATTTATATAATTTATATAAATTATATAAATTATATAAAGATATATTGTGAAAATTTATATAATATATGTGTGGTATTTTTGCTCTTCTTAATAGTTCTGGATTAAATAATATTGGTGTCGAAAAAGAGTTTATGAAAGGTAAAAATAGAGGACCTGAGTTTTCTGCTTTAGATACTAGTTATATGAAGATGATATTAGGATTTCATAGATTGGCTATTAATGGACTTAATGAAGAATCTAATCAACCATTAGTTGTTGATAACGTTGTTTTAATATGTAATGGTGAAATATATAATTATAAGAGACTATATGAATATATGGGTATAAAACCTAAATCTGATTCAGATTGTGAAGTTATTATTCATCTTTATCTAAAATATGGAATTGAACAAACATTAATTATGTTGGATGGTGTTTTTGCTTTTATTTTATATGATAATAGAATTACGAATGATTTAAATAATAAGGTATACATAGCGCGCGATCCATTTGGTGTTAGGCCTTTATATTGTATTAATAACAATAAAAATAAATATATAAATTTATATGGTTTTGCATCTGAATTAAAATGTTTAGAAAAATTTTACAATATGTCAGATTATAATTCAATTAGTCAATTTACACCTGGAACATATAGTATATTTAATTTAAGTAATAAAGTAAGTTCTACATGGGAACTAGAAAAAGAGAATATTCCTTATTATATTCCTGGATTTTCTCATAGTTGGTTAATTAATAATAAAACAGGACCTGTATTTATTGATAATTTATATCCTAGGATTTCTTCTTATTTAAATGCAGCTGTTAATAAGAGATGTTTAACAACAGAAAGACCTATTGCTTGTCTTTTATCAGGTGGACTTGATAGTAGTTTAATTGCAGCATTAGTAAATAATTATTATGTTTCACATAATTTGCCAAATAAATTAGAAACCTATAGCATTGGATTAGAAGGTTCTGAAGATTTAAAGTATGCCAAAATTGTTTCTGATTATCTAGGAACAAATCATACTCAAATTGTAGTTTCTGAAAAACAAATGTTTGAAGCTATTCCTGAAGTAATTAAAGCTATTGAAAGTTATGATACTACAAGTGTTCGCGCTAGTATTGGAAATTATTTGCTTGGTAAATATATTTCCAAAAATTCAGATGCAAAAGTTATATTCAATGGTGACGGTTCTGATGAGTTATTTGGTGGATATTTATATATGAATAAATGTCCTGACGATATTGAATTCGACAAAGAAAATAGAAGATTATTAAAAGATATTCATTTATTTGATGTTTTACGTTCAGATAAATCAATATCTTCACATGGGTTAGAACCAAGAACACCATTTTTGGATAGAAACTTCGTAAATTTTATTTTATCTATACCACCTAATTATAGAAATCATAAAAATAACAATGATATTGAAAAATATTTGCTAAGAAATAGTTTTCATTATTCTAATTTTGTTGATTTTAATGGAAATCAAATCATACCGGATGAAATTTTGTGGAGAAGAAAAGAAGCATTTAGCGACGGAGTTAGTTCACATGGGCGTTCATTATACCAAATTTTACAGGAACATATTGCTTTAAAGATGAATAATGACGAAGAGACACATATATATAAGACTTGCATTGAGACTGAAAAATTATATTATAAAAAGATTTTTGACGAATTATATCCAAATTGTTCACATATTGTACCTTATTTTTGGATGCCCAAGTATACAAATGCAATTGATCCAAGTGCAAGAACATTAAATTTTTATTCTTCTAATATATAAAATATAAATGTCTAATAAAACACTGGATTATTATCAAGAAAAAATTTTTGATGGTGTTATGATATTAATATATATATTAATTGTTATTTCATTTTTAGGATTATTCACAAAAACATCAAGTTACTTAAATGATGTTAATTTTTATTTAAGAATATATGTATGTTTATTTTTAATATGGCGTTTTAATCCATTTAGAAACATCGACACGTTTACAAATCTTGACCGCAAAATTTCTTTTAATGCAGGTATTGTTATTTTAACAACTACTATATTGAATAAATATATTGATGAAATAAAACAAAGATTTGATGACAGTAAATTTGCAAATATTATAAGAACTGATGCGCACGATTTGTATTAAACTAAATTCTTATTAAAATTTTCTTTTTGTTTTGTTCTTTATATTAGTTTTTTTTCGCACACTTTTATTTCTTTTTGGTTTAAAAAATTCTTGTAAATGCATAATAATATGCTTACCTAAAATTTTGTCTACTTCATATTCTTTTAAATCTTTATCAATACATTCATATTTATAAAGTTTTATACATTTCATAATTATCGTTTCAAAATCTAGGTCATTATTTATTATTTTCTCCCCTACTTCACTTTCTTTGAATTTTTTTATCATATAATCAAATTGTAGATCGTAATAATATGGTTTTATATTTATATAATATACATTATCGTTTGCCATGTCTGGATAAAAAGTGTCGTCTAAAAAACAAATTTCAGCAGTTCCTGGTATTTTTGTACATTGAATTAAATCCTTATGTGTTTTGTTATGAGTTGTTCTACATATTTCAATTTTTTCACCATTGATTTTAAATGCTGCTATTATTTGATCAATTAATTTATAATTTATTTTATTCTCAAAATACCTAATAATATGGTTTGCCCATTCTTTTGGACCATTATTATTTGTGTATATCATCATTTTATGACAACACATGGATGATTTTTTTTCCTTTAAGTAGGTTAAAATATTTATTATATTTGGGCGTAAAAATTGAGGAAATAAATCTAATATATTATCAAAATCGCTCTGAGATAGCTGTTTTTTATTTTTTATTTTTATATAATTTGCTAAGCAATCCCAAAATATACCAAATTCTGTAAAATAACCCAATGTTTCGTCTAAATCAAATACTACTATTTTCATTACTTATATATATTTAGTTTTTTGATTTTAAAAAAAACTTAAATGTATAATATTTAATATATATTGTTTATATATACTAAATTAAATGTCTCAATTAAATAGTAATGATTATAAACAAATTTTAGAATATTATAATAAACCTATTCCAAAGTCTAAAAATTTAATTAAAAGTCAGGCTGAGCATATTTTATCTTATAAATTATGCAGATGTATTAAAAAAGTTGACAAAAATAACGAATCACGTGCAATTGGAATTTGTAGTAAAACTGTATTAAATTCTAAAGGAGTTATTCGAGGCAAATTTAAATGTAAAGGAAAATCTACAATCAAATTAAAGAAATCAAAAAAAAATCTAACATTTAAAAATAGTAAAATTTAATATTTAATTTATAACTATTTTTATTCATTTTATATATAAATGAATAAAAATATTAAGGTTATCTTATCAAGACTTGTAATACTTTTTGGATTACTTTATCAACTTATATTTATGAATTTTTTTTATAAAAACCAAGTTAGTTATGTAGCATTTTTTATTTTAGCAGTTGGAGCTTTTTTTACAATTGAAAGTGAAGAAAATTGGTTAAGTGTTAAATTGGATAATTCATATATATTTTTAAACGTGCTATTATTTATATTACAAATAATTTTATTTCTATTAATTAGTTATTTTTCTTATAAATATATTTCATAAATTTTATATAATTAAATATAATTTATATTAAATAATATATATGAGTAATAAACATTATGATATAATTATTATTGGGAGTGGAATGTCTGGTCTTTATAGCGCATTTAATATTAAGAAGGATAATCCACATACATCTTTTTTACTATTAGAAAAATATAAAAAAAATTGGATAGGTGGAAGAACTAGTAATGATGTATTTCATGGAGTTACTATTGTAACTGGCGCTGGAATAGGTAGAAAAGATACAAACCCTTTGCTAATTAAATTAATGAAAGAATTAAATATTCATTATTCCGAATACAAATCTGTTATGAATTATTCTAAATTATTTCACCATATTGATATCGTTAAAGTTATAGACAAATTAAAAATCGAATATAAAAAACACCCTGAACTACATAATGAAACATTTAAAAATTTTTTTATAAAAACATTAGGTGAAAAATTATATAAACAATTTATAATTAATGCCGGATACACTGATTATGAAAATGCAGATATATTAGAAACATTATATAATTATGGGATGGATGATAATAAAGGTGGATGGACTGGATTACATATACCATGGAAAAAACTAGTCTATAAATTATACGATAAAATAGGACATAACCATTTTAAATTTTCGTGTGATGTTACTTCTGTAAAAAAAATAAAAAAAATGCCTTGTGTTTTTGAAATTAAAACTGAAAATAATAATACATATTATTCTAATAAAGTAATTATTGCTACTACTATTTCTGGAATTAAAATGCTTGTTCCAAATGCTTCAAATAAAAATAGTATATATCAACAAATACACGGTCAACCTTTTTTAAGATTATATGCAAAATTTGATAAAGAATCTAGTGAAATTATGAAAAAATATGTAACATCTTATACAATTCTACCAGGACCTCTTCAAAAAATTATTCCCATGGACGCTTCTAAAGGAGTTTATATGATTGCATATAGTGACAATAATAATGCATTGGTATTAAAAAATTATCTTAAAAATACAGCTAGTAATCGTAAGTTATATTGCGAATTAATAGAAAAATCTTTAGGGATACCAGAAGAAACACTTAAAATTACAGATATTAAAGATTATTATTGGCCAATTGGAACTCATTATTATGATCCATTAAAGAGAGAAGAATTTCACAGCAGAGAAGAATTTGTATATAAAATACAACATCCTGAAAAAGGTATGTTAGTTGTGGGCGAAGCTGTAAGCAGATATCAGGGTTGGGTTGAAGGTGCATTAGAAAGTGTAGAAGCAGTGTTAAATAAAAAATGGATTGATACATTATGCTAATGATTTGATTAAATAATAACCATGATATCCTATAGAAGCAAATGCTAACATTAATAGTATTTCAAAATATAATCTTTGTGTTTTATCTTTATTATATCCTATATAAATTAATAACGGACCTATTATAAAAATATGTATTAAATTAACCCATATACCTTTACCTTCTTTTAAATATTTATATACCTTGAAAAGATGATACACAATTATTAATATACCTAAACCTAGTAGTATATAAAATAATGTTTTTGAAATTTTCTCTCTATTTATTCCTACATAAAGAAATAAACCACTAACTATAATGATATGAAACAATTGAACTAAGAAAGTTTTATTCATTATATAATTTAATAATTTAATAATTTAATAATTTAATAATATTTTCATAATTTAATAATTTAATAATTTAATAATTTAATAATTTAATAATTTAATAATTTAATAATATTTTCATAATTTAAATGGGATTTAATTATGAAAATACTGAAGTTAAAACTCAAATGGGTGGAAAAATAGTGCGAAAAGTTTCTATTAAAAATGGAAAGGGTTACAAAAGTGTAACACATTATAGAAAGGGTAAAAAAGTCAGCTCTATTAAGAAACATATCCATAACGACCATATTAATTTAATTCAATATGGTAAATTTATTCCAGGATTATTTAATGATTGCAAATCTAGAAAAACAAAAAAGAATTTAAAGAATTAATTAATATATTAGTTATGAAGCATTTATTAAGCGTATTAAATTTGACAAAACCCCAAATACTTTTATATATCGAAAAGGCCGAATTATTTAAACAAGCAAATACATTTTATGATAAAATGAAAAATCGCACATTGATTAATATTTTTTTTGAGCCTTCTACCAGAACATCTTGTTCGTTTCAAGCAGCAATGATAAAATTAGGGGGAAATATTATTAATATAACAGACAAATATTCCAGCACTGAAAAAGGCGAAAGTTTAGAAGACACAATCAAAACTGTGACCAATTATGGTGACATTATTGCATTCCGACACCCCCAAAAAGGGTCCGCACAAATAGCAGCCAATGTGTCTACCATTCCGGTTATTAATGCCGGTGATGGAAATGGTGAACATCCTACTCAAGCATTATTAGATATTTTTACAATTAAAACTGAGTTAATGAAATTTAATATAGATATTACTTCTGTTTATAGAGAGAATAAAATTTTTGTTACTTTTATGGGAGACTTGAAAAATAGTCGTACTATACACTCATTAATCCACGTTTTGTGTTTGTTTCACAAAATATCTTTCATTTTTATTAATCCTAAAGGCTTAGAAATGCCTCAAGAAATTATTTCTAAATTACTCGATAGCCATATCGAATTTATTGAAGGAGAGACATTAGAAAAAGCATTACAAAAAACAGATGTTCTTTATGTTACTCGTATTCAAAAAGAAAGATTTGCAACTCTACAAGAATATAACAGTATTATGTTAGAAAATAACTATATTATAGATAATCATATTTTGCAATACGCAAAAGAAAAAATGATTATTATGCACCCATTACCTAGATTAAATGAAATTCATACTGAAGTTGATAATGACCCGCGAGCAGTTTACTTTGAACAAGTTAAAAATGGTGTTTATATGCGTATGGCCATATTAGATAGTATTTTGGATTGATAAATTATTATTATTATTATTTTGATAAATGGTCTAGTGCTGATAATAATACTAATTCTTGATCTGTTAGTTTTTGAAATATTAAATTCTTATCCATTGATATTTGAAAATGGCGCAAATTATAACCATAATTTTTACATACACAAAAAACTCCATCATCTGTAATTTTCATTTCACAAAATAATGCACCTTTTGTTAAATATATGTTTGTTGGGTCTTCAATGGGTATCCATCTGATATAAGCACCATATTTTAACTCATTCATTTCATCAACATATTTATAATCTTTCAGTTTTGTTAAAAGTTCTAATGTATCTTTTTTTGAAAGTTTCAGTTCTTTTAAAATATTCAAAGTCATCTCTCTTATTTTGTCTGTTGTAAAGTTTAAAAGAGATTCATTTGTATCATCATCTAATGCTTTTAATAATTTTTGCACATCCATTATAAATATATAAATATATTAGGTTATATTTATATAAATATTCTATTTTATTTATTATTTTTATTTTTATTTTTATTTTTATTTTTATTTTTATTTTTTACCAAGCGCTACCAAAGGAACCACCACCTCCTAAAAATTCATTTGCTGCAGCAGGTCCATTGTTAAACGGTTCTTGACCACCGGGTGTGGCTGCACCTACTAGTGGAGTTGTGTCTTGTCTATACATTGCATTGTAATTTGGTAATTGTTGGGTTTGTACTGTATTTTCATTTCCATAAGTTACATCGTTTGTTGGAAGGGAACTAATTGCAGTTCCATCACTATACATTGATGAAGGAGTTGCTGCATTTAATATTTGTTGACCTGAAATAGGTTGCGACACCTTTACATTATTCTTACCATTTTTATTTTTTGTATTAGCAGGACTATTACCATTCCATAATGCCATAAGACGATCTGCTAAAATCGTGACTTTTTCTCCAATCTTTGTTTGTAAACTCATTGTTATCATCAATATTGCTAAAATAATATAAATTATATGGAATTCTGGATATTTTGCAGCACTATATGTTGGAATAAATGTAATTATTCTATGTATAATTAAAAGTCCCATAAATGTAACAATAACTTGAATTACTACTTCAGCAACTATTTCTAAACTTCCTTTTTTGTCGTCAGCTTCCGGAACATATTTACCAATAGTCTTATTTAAAATAACAATAGGAATAATTGCTATTAAAGCATATTGTATTATATTTAAGACGTCTGATTTTGAGTTATCGTCAAAATTAAAAACGTGATTAAAGAAGTTTTTATTTGAATCATCTGAACTATCCATACCTATAGGGTATAATTAGAAATTAAAAATTAATAAAGTGTGTTTAAAGTAAAGTAATTAAAAGTATTTAAAAGTATTCTAAATAATTATATAAATGGAACATTTGGCTGAAGATTTTGCATATACAAATTTTAATATATCAAATAAAGAGGTTCATATTAAGCCTTCAGTAAAAGTTCATGAAGAACATCAATACTTAAATATTATTCAAAATATCATTGAAAATGGATATTGGGAAGAAGGTAGAAATGGCAAAACTAAAAGTGTTTTTGGATCCTCTATGCGTTTCTCTCTAAAGGATGGTAAAATTCCTATTTTAACTACTAAGAAAACTGCTTGGAAAACTTGTTTGAAAGAGCTTTTATGGTTTATTCGTGGAGAAACAGATACAAAACTCTTGCAGCAACAAGGCGTTCATATTTGGGATGCTAATACATCACGTGAATTTCTAGATTCTAGAGGTTTAAATTTATACCCTGAAGGTATAATTGGTCCTGGTTATGGTTATCAATGGCGTCACTTTGGTGCTAGTTATAATTGTTTTACTAGTAAGCCCCTTACAAACGATCATCCGTTTAATGGGGTTGACCAATTACAAGAAATTATTGATCAATTGAAAAATCCTAAGACCAGAAATAGTCGCAGACTAATTATGACTGCTTGGAACCCTAAACAATTAAATCAAATGGCTCTTCCACCTTGCCATATTTTATGCCAATTTAATGTTCACAATGGTAATCAATTATCATGCGCACTTTATCAACGCAGTGCAGATGAATTTTTAGGTCAACCGATAAATATTGCATCTTACAGTTTTCTTACACATTTAATAGCTAAACATTGTGGATTAGAAGCATATGAATTTGTTTATTTTATTGGCAATTGTCATATTTACGAAAATGCTATAGATGCTTGTAAATTACAAATTACAAGAGAACCATATCCATTTCCAACGGTTTCGATAAAACAAGTTAGAGAGAATATTAATGATTATCAAGTCGAAGATTTTGAAATACATGATTATAAACATCATGAACAAATTAAGGTAGCTATGGTTGCTTAAAATTATTTAGAAGCATTGTAAAATCTATTATATGCGTAAGTTATTTAGAAACAAATTATAAAATAATATTATTATGAGTTCACGATCACTTGCCGCCGCTAGATCTAGAAGAGCAGGAGATAATATCCCTCCTCCTGTATCAGGAAATAGACCAGTTACTTCTATTGGTTCTCAAGCCGCATTTGTACAGCAAATGCCTCAAAATTACCAACAAAATATAGTTCAACCTTCTCCTAATGTAAGAGTTGCAAGAGGACAACAAGGACAACCACCACAACAATTCCAACAACAACAACAATTCCAACAACAACAACAATTCCAACAACAACAACAATTCCAACAACAACTATCTACAACTAATAAATTACCATTTAGTAAAATTAGTATATCTGATGCAATCGGTTTAATAACTTTGCGCTTAGGACGAGTTGAACAATGGATGATTGAAACTGATCATGATGGCGAGTTTACTAATACTACTAACGATGATAATACATCATCTAGAAATTCAACATCAATTGATACTAGCATTTTAACAAGTATTTTTAATAGACTTGACACTATAGAAAATAATGAAGTAAAACCTACTAGTTCTGAAGAAGTTACTAAATTGACGCAAGATGTTTCTAAACTTACAGAATTACTTACTAGAATAGGAGACGAAGGTGTCAAACACAATTTAGCAATTGCTAAGCATACAGAACAATTATTTAAGTTTGAAAGAGAACTTGTTGAAACAAAGGATATTCTTAAAACATTTATGATTAAATATGATTTGTTCACAAATGAAACAAATGAGAAATTTACTGATTTTGAATCTGCTTTATCTGAGCTAGAAAAAAATGTTTTGCCTCCAGAAGAAAATACAGAAAAAGTTTTACAAAATGAAGAAATAGATTATGCTTTAAATGATATAAATGAAAATGATATAAATGAAAATGAAGGAAATAATGTTATTATCAGCGTAGATTTAAAAAATATTATTAAACAAGAATTAGCATCTAGTTCTTAATCCAAATATTAGACATAAATATAAAATTTAATAAAATATATTAAACACAAAATTTTAATATATTTAACATGAAGTTTACGATAACTGATAAGAAGAAAAAGGATATGTTTGTTTCATTATTTAATGTACTTAAAAGTTGTTCATCATTAATTAACATCATTTTTGAAGCTGAATTATTACATATACAAGGCATGGATAAGTCACATATTTGTTTATTTGATGTTAAACTTTCTAAAAATTGGTTCTCTAATTATGACGTTATAGAAACTATTAAAATATGCTTTGATTCTGCATTTTTTTACTCTATAATTAGCACCAAAAGCGATAATCAAGATTTATGTGTATATCTTAGTGATAATAATCAAGATGTTCTCCACATTGTTTTTCATTCTAAAGAGGTTAAAAAAGGAGAATTTAAAAAAACATTTAAAATGAACCTCACTGAATATGATTACGAAGAAATGCTTATACCGGTTGTCGATTATGATGCTGAATTTTCACTTTCATCTAAATTAATTTCTGATATGTTCTCTCAATTAAACAATTTTGGTGATGATATTGTAATTAATTGTTCTGAAGAGCAAATAACTTTAACTACTAATGGAATTACAGGAGAAATGAAAGTTGATATTCCAAATGACGACTTGAATGACTATAGTATTGTTGAAAATGAACAAATAATATTAACTTACAGTCTAGCATATATTAATAAAATGTGTATAACTAATAAATTATCAAGTGAAGTGGATTTTTCATTAAGTAATCAATGTCCTATGAAAATCAAATATAATTTAGGAGATGATAGTTCAATTATATTTTTTATTGCACCTAAAATGAATGACTAATATTACTTCGTTCTAGTTAGTAAAAATTATTATTATTTTTATTTAAGATTAAAATGAAAATTATTATTAGTTTTTTTATCTTTTGTTTAGTATTATTTATTTATTTACATGTTCAATTTCATTTAAAAACTAGCGAAGACTTAGAAATGTATGAAGTTGAACAGCCATCCAAAGATAAATTAGAAGAAATTTGTGATATTAGACAGCCTGTATTATTTGATTTTGACTCTCAAAAAATAGAAGAAACATCAAATAGAAGCTTTATATATAATAATTATCACGCTTTCGAAATTAAAATAAGAAATATTAAAGAACAAGAACCTAATACTGAGCTTTATATACCATTACCAATTCATTCAGCATGTAAGTTATTCAATGAAGATAAAAAATCTACTTATTTTTCAGAAAATAATAAAGATTTTCTTGAAGAAACTGGCGTTATTAAAAACTTAAAATACAATGACGAATTTTTGAGACCATATATGGTTTCTAATTGTAACTATGATATTTTACTAGGAAGCAACGATACTTGTACTCCATTTAGATACGAAATTAATTATAGAAATTTTTTTCTTTTAACTGAAGGTAATGCACAAATTAAGTTAGCACCACCTTATAGTATTAAATACTTATATCCTATTTATGATTATGAAAATTTTGAGTTTAGGTCACCGGTTAATCCTTGGAACCCTCAGGCTAAATATATTGCAGATTTTGATAAAATTAAATGCTTAGAATTTACTTTAACACCTGGAAAAACATTATTTATACCAGCTTATTGGTGGTATAGTATTAAATTTACTAACAAAACCAGTATTTCTTGTTTTCATTATAGAACTTATATGAATAATATTGCTATTTCACCTTATATTGGTATGCACGCTTTACAAATTCAAAATGTTAAACGTAATGTAGTAAAAAAAGCTAGCATTAATGAATTAAATAGTGAAATAAACGTTTCAGAAAAAGTAATAGATGAAACCGTTGTTGATAACAAAATTAACGACTATATTGAAATTGATAATAATACTGGCACAGAAATTGATAAATTACCAGAACTTTCTCCAAATAACAACAATTTTAGTTCACAAATAGATTAATTTCTTTGCTTAATATATAATGAAAACTTTTAGAAAAAGAACTCGACGTAATAAGAGAAACAATAGAAAACGAAGTAAACGCGTTTACAAAATGCGAGGTGGATGAGGAGGAAGTGTTCCTGTTATGCCTCCTTCTATAATGAAGGGAGGATGAGGAGGAATACCTACAAATACTCTTTAATGTTAATAATATACGTATTTTATAAAAATTTCTGGAATGACAATTTAGTTTACATTGTGTAGACTATTATTTGATATTGAAATTTATTTTTATTTTTATTTTTTTATTTACATAATTGTAAATACAAAATTTATATGCTACAAATTTTTAGGCAAATTTAAGTATTTATAGTATTTAACAGTTCATCATGCAACTCTTGTGTATGCGTTGTAAATGTGGATATATCACTTCTGCAAAGAGCACAACATAAATTACTTCTTAATGTCTGGGTTGTTATTGTGTTGGTTGTTAATGTGTTGGTTGTTAATGTGTTGGTTGTCAATGTTTTTATTATACATTCTTTACAAAATTCGTGATTACAATTTAGCTTCACAAATTGTCTTAGCTCTTTGTCATCCCAACATATACTACATTGATAATTTTCACTTAAATCATTTTCTTCGTTTGTCTCTATTCTTAACTGTATTACACTTTGAGGTAAATTGTATTCATTTCTCATTAATGTCATTCTTAATCCTGAAAGATATGAAATATATTCCCTTAAAACAGAAGTTGTATTTAGAATTTCTGTTTCAGGTTCTATAATTTGGCTTCTATTTATAAGTCTTATAATAAAGTCTAAAAGTGCTATATCTATATCATTTGTAACATTATCATTTGTAACATTATCATTTGTAACATTATCATTTGTAACAATATCATGTGTCGCATTATTTTCGCTTTCTAATTGAGGAATATTTTTATATATTCTAAAAATGTATTCAGTAATATAATCAATATATACATTTAGAGTATTTGTTGAAGTAATGCGAAATTTTCTAATAGCAAATGCTTTCAATAAATTCGGTTCGTTTGCATAATTTTGCACTAACCAAATTTTAAAATCATCGTGGTTATGAAAATTTCTAACAACATCAGCACATATTACTTCAAATTCTAGCAGTCTTTCACTATTACATCTTGTAATATTGTGCCCGTGTTGCCTACAAAATGAACAACATTGCACTCTTTGTCTAGAGGAAGGTCTTGGAACTAAATTTATATTTTCAGATGTAAATGTATGTAAACTCATTGTTTAGTATTTATTATATTGTTCACTATTTTTAAAGTTTTAAATATTTCAATTTTATTTTATTTGAAATTTTTATTTGAAATATTAATATGCAAATGAATTAAAGATATAAATATAACTACATATATCGTTTTGTTAAATGGCAAATTACAAACTCTATGTTAACGATAGGAGTTACAATTCCTGGGAAGTATTTGATACCATTAACTTTAATAAAATTTTGATAAATATCAATCCGATTGATTCCAAACTTTTTTCAAATGATGTATTTAATATTGATGAAAATAACACAGTCAATTTATTACATTCTTCAATACGTTCTGGTCCTGCAATACCAGGTGTTCTAGTATTGACTGGAAATAAAACCTATGGGAGGCAACATAAATTACAAAATGGAAATAAAAAACGTTCTGAATTAGCAGGTGGCAAATTATTATATAAATGTATACCTGATGATATGCGTTTACCTGCATTTTTAGTTCCATATGAAATTAAAAATATTGGGTTTTCTAAGGTTTTCAAAAATTTATATGTTACGTTTACATTTGACGAATGGAATGATAAACACCCAAGAGCAAAACTTGATAATGTTATCGGACCAGTAGATATTCTTGATAATTTTTATGAATATCAATTATTTTGTAAAAGTCTTAATGCATCTATTCAAAAATTTCAAAGAGATACCACGAGAGCATTAGAGACGAAATCACATGAAGGAGTGATAGAAACTATCAAAAGTAAGTATAGTAATATTGAAGACAGAACTAACCAAAAGATATGGAATATTATTACAATTGACCCACCTAAAAGTCTTGATTATGACGATGGTTTTAGTATTGTTAATCATGAAAATGATATACAGCAGTTAAGTATATACATTTCTAACGTAACAATATGGATAGATGTTCTCAATTTATGGGATTCGTTTTCACGTAGAATTTCGACCATTTACCTTCCAGATAAAAAGCGACCAATGTTACCTACAATATTATCTGATTGTTTATGTAGTTTGCAAGAAAACGTTACTAGAATTGCTTTTGTTATGGACGTTTTTATTAAAAATAAAGAAATTATAGATATTAAATATACTAACTGTCTTATTAAAGTTTCTAAAAATTATTGCTATGAAGAACCTCGATTATTAGCTGATAAAAATTATCATCTTATTCTAGAGGCTACTCAAGGTCTATCAATTAAAAATCGATATATCAATAATGTAAGGAACAGTCATGATGTCGTTTGTTATCTTATGATTTTTATGAATTATCATTGTGCGAAATCACTTATTACTTATAAAACAGGTATTTTTCGATCTACAATTATTAAAAAAGAATTTTCTGTTCCAGAAACAGTTCCAGAAGACGTATCTAAGTTTATAAAAATTTGGAACAGCGCTGCAGGACAATATATAGATGGTTCTGAGATTGCTGATACACGCCACGAGATTTTGGATATGGATGCGTATATACACATTACAAGTCCTATTAGAAGACTTGTAGACCTGTTAAATATGATTAAATTTCAAAAAGTCGCTGGAATAATTAAATTGTCTGAAAATGTAGATAAATTTTATGATAAATGGTTAGGTGATATTGAATATATTAATATTACTATGCGGTCAATTCGCAAAGTGCAATGTGATTGTACATTATTAGATTTATGTCATAATAATCCTGAAATAATGGAAAAAGAGTATGACGGTTATCTTTTTGATAAAATAACTAGAAATGATTGCTTATATCAATTTGTAGTATTTCTTCCTGAATTAAAACTGTCTTCAAGAATTACAATGAGAGAAAATTACGAAAACTTTGACTGTAAGAAGTTCAAGTTATATTTATTTAATGATGAGGAGAAATTTAAGAGGAAAATACGTCTACATATGTTGTAATTATTTAATCTTCTGTGTAAATACGTGTTTTACCGCAATAAGCAAATGGATCACCACTTTTACAACGGATTACAATAACAATAAAAGCTAAAATCCCTATAACTAATAATACTGTTTCAACACCGGTCATTATAATTATATTTCTTTTTTGAAAAAATATAATTATATCAATTTTTATTTAATATAATAATTACATTCATTTATTTATAGTTACTTCCTTTGCTATTTTACGTATAATTTTATCTTCTTTTTCTTTGTCATTATCTCCAGAACCACCCATAGATTCAACAATAAGTTTATTATATTGATCTGAATAAGGTGAAGATGACTTACTGCAATCTGGATGTTCTTTTTTAAATTCTGGTAAAAGAATTGCATTTTTATATGCTATTTTTTTTATTACTTTTCTTAACTTATTTTTCTCTTCATTTTCTTTTTCCCATTTATCTTCATCTTTAATATATATAACTTCTCTCTTCGTATCTGTACAATGAATTGGTCGCTTTGTTTCATCTAATGAATTCAAATTCTTAACTATAATATTTGAAATACCATTTACAAATCCTAATTTACCAACATTTTCTAAATCTGATAATTGCAATTTGAGTGAATCTACAAAATCCATAATATTCATTGCTTCTTTACATGTTTCGTTTAAAAACACATTCAAATTAAATGTTTTGTTATGAGAATTAAAGTTGCTATTTGTAATATTATTTGTTTGTCCAGTTTTACAAATGTCTACAATTTTGTTTGTTAATTCTTGATTTTGTTTCACAACATCTAATACTAAATTGGTAAGTATTTTTAATTCACTTTGTTCTTCTTTTGGTGCCGAACTTTCTGAGATAAAATTCTTACAACATTTTTTCTTATGTTTCCACAAACCCTGACGATGTTTGTATTGATTACCACAAACACATGTAAAAATTATGGTGTGCGACAAATTGTCATCCATTTGTAATCCTTTTGTCCTCTTTTGATGTTTCAATGTCAAAATGTGTTTATTATAATCACTTTGTTTACAGCATTTATAGTCACATATTTCACAAGTGAAAATTTCTGCGATTTTTGGCGAGAAATTGTCATCCATGTGTCCTCTATTTAGAGGACAGAAAAATCTCTAAATACTTTTTTCTATAAAATAAAAAAAATTTATCGTAACAAAGTGAAAATTATTTTTTTGGTAACGAGACGATAATTTTAAAATATGGTCACACAATTAAATTTTTGTTGGGTAAATATTCCAACTTTTCAAAAATGGACATAAAAAATGTCCAATTTTGATTTTTCAAAAAAACTTTCACATCAAAAAAATCGAATTTTATACTACACGTGAAGGGAACATTTTTTCACATTTTACTATAATTTTTTCTTCATTATGTAGTAAAATATAAATATATTCCATATTTATTTCTTATCTATTGTCACCATTTTTGAAATATTTTTTATTATTTTATCTTCTTTTTCTATATCATTATCACCTGGACCACCACAAGATTCTACTATTATTTTATTATATTGATCAGAGTATTTTGAAGATGCTTTACTACATTCAGGATATACTTCTTTGAATTTTGGAAGCAAATTTAGATTTTTTGATGCAACTCTTTTAATTGCTTTTCTTATCTTTTTCTTTTCTTCATTTTCTTTTTCCCACTTATCCTCATCTTTAATATATATCACTTCTCTCTTTGTATCTGTACAATGAACTGGTCTTTGTGTTACATCTAAGGCTTTTAAATTTGTTGTTATGATATTTGAAATACCTTCCACATAACCTAATTCTCCTACTTTCTCCAAATCACTGAGTTGCAATTGGATTGAATTAACGAAATCCATAATATTCATTGCATCTTTACATGTTTCATTTAAAAAGAATTGTAAATTAAATGATTTATTATGCGAATTTGTATTATTTGTTGTACAATTACTATATGTATCTTTCTTGGCTAGTTCTAAAATCAATTCTTTAATTTCCTTATTTTCTTTCATAAGATATTCAATTAACTCATCTTTCCTACTATTTTTTTCAACTTTGCATTTTTGATTATGTTTCCATAATCCTGATGCTGTAGCAAATAATCTATTACAAATTTCACATTCAAATTTACAAGCATTGTTTTGCCACTTATTGCCACTGGACATTTCCATACTGTATTTTTTGTGCTTATCGGTATCCAAATGTTTTTCCCAATTATATTTTTTACAGCATTTATAATGACATTTTTCACAATGATATTTTGATATATCATTTTTGCCATTTTTTGCCACTTTTTCATTTCCTAAAATTTCCATAAAATAGTCTGAGAATTTAAATTTAAATCCTTTTTTACAAAAATAAAAAAAAATTATCGTAACAAAGTGAAAATTATTTTTTTGGTAATCAGATGCTAATTTTAAATTATGGTCACAAATTGAAATTTTTTGCAGTAAAATATTCCAACTTTTCATTTTTGGACATTTTTTTTGTCCATTTTTGAAAATCTCAAAAAACTTTCACTTAAAAAAAATGAAATTCTATACTACACACGAAGGACCTGAATTTCTGCAATTTTTCGACTTTTCTCTACAAAATGTAGTGCTTGGTCTTTAAGTTGCTTATTTCATTTATTAATTACCCCTTTTAAAATTTCAAAAAACTGATTATTATAAAAAATTGATTATAAAAATTGTAGGATATAACAACTCATATATAAAATAAAATGCCTGATTTTATTAAGAATTATAATGTAAATAGTTTGCAAATTTGTTTACTGTTATTAGTTTATAATATATGGAAATCTAATTGTGAGTATATACATATAATTTTAAATAAAATATATTTATTAAATTACACTTCTTTTATTATAATGATAAATATAATAGCATTATATTTATTTTTGAAAAATGTATCTTTCGAAGTGAATATAAAATGCAGTTTTAAATACAAATAATTGACTGTTAATATATCACCTATTTAACCTTTATTTGTTTGATACAAAATTATTATGTTTTCAACAATAGATAATAATTTTGTCAGTTCTTTATCATCCGCAACAATGAGATTAATAACTATGTTTGATGTATTCAAATCACAGTATTTAATATTGAGTGTAAAATGAAGCAGAAATTTATTATTTACAAATTTTTTTCCCCAAAATTGTTCTGTTGATTTGTTAAAACCGAAAGCATTAAAGCGACCCTTTTCTGTAAATGTATCTTTAATAATATCTATAAGCTTATCTTTGTTAATATTACATTTAAAAAGCATTTCAGGAATGTAATAAAAGGCTGATTTCTCTCTCATTTTGGAATTAAATATAACTGGTTTAAAACACGCCATCATTCTCATTTCATGAATTTTGATTATGTTGATTTATTTTTATTTTTAAGTTGTCAAAATGTTTCAATTTTTTTAAATACTTTTATTTATCTTAATTTCAAAGTAATATAAAGAAATGTATATATTAATTATATAAATATAAATGGTCAAAGTTTGCGCATACAATTATCCGAAATCTCACGAAGAACAGTATCAAAAATATTATGATAAATATTCTTATCCCCTCCATGATTTTCAAAAATGGGCTATTGAAGGAATTGTAGAAGGACATCATGTTCTCGTGACGGCTCCAACAGGTAGTGGTAAAAGTTTACCAGCTGAATTTGCATTGGATTATTTTCATTCGAAAGGTAAAAAAACAATTTATACAAGTCCGATAAAAGCGCTTTCTAATGAAAAATTTTATAATTTTACACAGAAATATCCGCATATTAGTGTGGGTTTAATTACTGGTGATATTAAAACAAATCCAGACGCAGATGTATTAATTATGACTACTGAAATTTTATTAAATAAATTGTATCAAATTAAAAGCAATTCACAAGTTCCTAGCTCTTCAATATCCTTCGAAATGGATATTGAAGAGGAATTAGGTTGCGTTGTTTTTGATGAAATACATATGATAAACGATGAATCAAGAGGTCACGTTTGGGAGCAATCAATTATGATGTTACCTCCTCAAATTCAAATGATAGGATTATCAGCTACACTAGATAATCCAGAAAAATTCGCATATTGGTTAGAAAATAGATGTGAAGTAAATAATGATAGAAATAAAATTGTATATTTAACTTCAAAAAATAAAAGAACTGTCCCTTTAATTCACTATTCATTTATTACTTCATCTCAGACTGTGTTTAAAACAATTAAAGATAAATCTACTAAAGAAGAAATTAAACAATTTATAAATAAACCTCATATTATTCAAGATGAAAATAATAAGTTAAATGATGAAAATTTTAATAAAACTTTTAAAATGATAAAATTATTCGAAAAAAATGAAATCTATGTCAAACGAACGCATGTATTAAATCAAATAACAAAATATTTAACTGAAAATGAAATGACACCTGCAATTTGCTATGTATTTTCAATAAAAAAAATAGAAATATGTGCTAATGAAATTACAACTAATTTACAGGAATTTGATACAAAAGTACCTTATATTATAGATAGAGAATGCGAACAAATTCTTAGAAGTAAATTGCCAAATTATGAAGAATATTTACATTTACCTGAATATGTAAAATTGGTTTCTTTGTTAAGAAAAGGTATAGCTACACATCACTCTAAAATGCTTCCTATATTAAAAGAAATAGTTGAAATATTTTTTGCCAAAGGATATATCAAGTTATTATTTGCTACTGAATCTGTAGCAATTGGATTAAATTTACCGGTTAAGACATGTATCTTTACAGATATAAATAAACATGATGGAACATGCCAAAGAATTTTACGAGCACACGAATACACACAAGCTGCTGGACGTGCAGGACGACTTGGACTAGATACAGTTGGACATGTTATTCATCTAAATAATTTGTTCAGAGATATTGATTCTGCAGCATATAAAACTATGATGAATGGAAAACCGCAAACATTGACATCGAAATTCAAGATTTCATATAATCTTTTGTTAAATTTACTTGATATTGGTGATAAAAGTTTGGTTAAATTTGCAGGTCGTAGTATGGTTACTGGAGATCTTGATAGTCAAATGAAAGAAATTTATTATAAAATCACGTTATTAACTGCAGAAATTGATAATATAAAAAGTTGTTCAACTAATTTAAGAACACCTGATAGTGTATTAAAAGAATTTATAGATTTACAAAATGAAAAAACAGGTTCTGTTAATAAAAAACGCAAAGAAATTGAGAGAAAAATTAAAAATATTCTTGAAAATCATAAATATGTAGAACAAGATAGTATCGTAAATAAGAAGTTAATTTTAAAGTATACCGAACTAAACGACCTCCAAAAAGAATATGATTTGGTAAATTCGTATATTAAATCAGGTATTGGAAATGTTTTAAACCTTTTAAAAGAAGAAGGTTTTATACAGGGAAATTTAAATGATGAAACTAGTATTGAACTTACATTGAAGGGGAAAATATCTTGTCAATTAAGAGAAGTTCATTGTCTAGTATTTTCAAATTTATTAGAGGATAAAAAATTTGAAAATTTATCATCTAAACAGTTAGTTTCTTTATTCAGTATATTTACCAATATATCTGTTAGTGAAGAATTGAAGGAATTGAACCCTAATTCTAATGACAATGAAGTTCAAATTAATGTAAATTTATTGACTACGTTGTATAGGGAATATCATGATAAAGAGTTGCAATATAATATTAATACTGGAATTGATTATACTATCCAATACGATTTATTAAATTACCTCGATGAATGGTGTCACGCTGAAACAGTAGAAGAATGTAAATTAGTATTGCAAAAAATGGGTGAAGAAAAACAAATCTTTTTGGGTGAATTTGTAAAGGCATTACTTAAAATTAATAATATTTCTGCAGAAATGGAAAAGATTGCTGAACTTATTGGAAATATTGAGTTTTTAAGCAAATTGAAAGAAATACAGAATATGACTATGAAATATGTGGTAACTAATCAATCTTTGTATGTATGATATGTTTAATATGGATCAAACTACTACGATATTTATTTGAACCAAAAATTAGATAACTGGTCACTAAGGCGTTCGCATATTATATTAGAAATCAGTTATAGTAATTTGTTTTGATATTACTAGTGGTAATAAATATGGTAAGGATAGTCCGGATTTAGGTTCATTGTATACAAAGTCAAAACCGTCGGGGAACCAACCTGCTGTGATGGTCGTAGTTCCTTTACGGAGCGGTAATATGGAATATCCAAATAAATCCTTATTAATAATTGCAACTGAGCTATCAGAAGAAGTGTATTTTATAGTACCTCTTTCTATTTGGCCCTGGTTGCTCTTTGTGGTTATTTTAAAATACTTATCAATTATTTCTGTCGTCCCTAGTCTTATTGATGTGAATGGAATATTAAAAGAACCTTCTACTTTTTTAGATACATATAAATTATATGTATAACAGTTCCCAAGCGGTGAACCATCTTTTTTTGTTAATTCAAATTCTATTATTCCAAATTTCATAAACCTAAGACGAATTAATGTATCAGTACCACCATTAGAAGATGTAATAAGATCATCATCTTTTCTATTGCTAAGAATATATTTTAACTTTATATATGCTTTAGATACTGAAGTTGAAATAAGAGGTCCATCACGTAAATCAGATGAGCTTCTTATATCACCTTCAAAGAAATAAAGCTTATCATACGGATTAAAAAGTCTATTTTTCTCATTAGGAGGATCGTTAGGAATATTACTAATTACAGAATTATTATTAACTACTCTTATTTCTGGATTTGTAGTCAAATACACATCGAAACTTTTTGTTAAGCTGTACCAATCTTTTGTTTCATTTTGTGTTACAGTGATAGGTACACTACCAGTATAATAATAAGGATAATTATTCGTTTTATTTACAGTATTGTTGGTAATAGCAATATAATTAGACGTAGTACTGTATGTAAAAGAACCATTACTATCTGATATTGGAGGCTTAATAGTGCCAGCCCCTGAACTATTAATAGATAAGGCTTCTCTGAAATAAAAACCGTTAAAAGTTGGTTTTTTTTTATTTATATTTAAATTCGTTAATGCTGTTGCTATACCTGCCGCTATAAGGTAAATTCCTAACTTAGATGATGCACCTTTCGTTTTTAAATTATCATTCGTTGTTGCAGCTTGAGTTGCAGTAATGGTTGCGTTTCCTCCACCAACAATTATTACACGGTTTCCAACAATAACTGCAACTGTTTCGTCAGAAGATGTGTAAGTAAAAGTACCTGTGCTATCTGATGTTGGCTGATTAATTTCAAAAGGATTATTTCCAAATCTTTTGTCTGGAAGAGAAAAATTTGTTATTGTTGGAGTAAATGGAATTACAGTAAATGATGTATCTATCGTTCCTGAAGTGTAATTTCCGAATTCATTTTGTGTTGCTGTAATGGTTGTAGTTCCTGTAGTACCAATGGTTACAGTGTTTCCAACAATAGTTGCAACTGTTTCGTCAGAAGATGTGTAAGTAAAACCACCATCACTGTCTGATGACGGAGGTGTAATTGTAAAAGAAGTGTCTCCCCATGTTTTGTCTGGAATAGAAAAATCTGATAAAGTTGGAGTATCTTTATTAACAGTAAAGTTTACTATTTTTGTTCCTAAAGCGTAATTATTTGTTTCAGCTTGAGTTGCGATAATGGTTGTAATTCCTGCACCAACAATCGTTACAGTATTTCCATCAATAGTTGCAACTGATGTATTAGAAGATGTATAACTAAAACCACCATCACTGTCTGATGAAGGATTTGTAAATGTAAAAGAAATGTCTCCATATGTTTTGTCTGGAAGAGAAAAATCTGTTATTGTTGGAGTAGCTTTATTAACAGTAAATTTTGCTATTTTTGTTCCTGAATTGTAATTATTTGTTTCATCTTGAGTTGCTGTAATGGTTATACTTCCTGCACCAATAATCGTTACAGTATTTCCATCAATAGTTGCAACTGTTTCATCAGAAGATACGTAACTAAAAGAACCATCACTGTTTGATGAAGGATTTGTAATATTGAAAGAACCATCTCCATATGTTTTGTCTGGAAGAGAAAAATTTGTTATTGTTGGAGTAGCTTTATTAACAGTAAAGTTTGCTGTTGTTGTTGTTCCTGAAGTGTAATTATTTGTTTCAGCTTGAGTTGCGATAATGGTTGTAATTCCTGCACCAACAATCGTTACAGTATTTCCATCAATAGTTGCAACTGTTTCATCAGAAGATACGT